TAACGTCCAAGAAGACAAAGCAGCTGGTCTGTCCGCTGGTAAGGTACTGGTATCCCGCCGTGGTAGTGGTCAGGTAGGTTTGCTGACTGGTGCTATGAGCTACACCGGTATGCAAGCCAAGGGTTCCCGTGTTGAGCGCTCTGCTGTGAACATGCTGAGCAACAATCCGGGTACTGCGAAGAACACCATCGGAACCATCCGCAAGAACATTGCAGACTCGGTTGATGAGATGTTCACCACCGATGCTACCTACGATCCGCGTAAAGCACAGGCACAACGAGTTGCCCCTGTACTGGATCCGAATGGAATCATTGTTGATTACCGGTACATGATGACTGAGCACAACCGTGACAGTCTTCTGAACCGCGACAACTCCATGGACCAGGTACTGGGTACTCTGGCTGGTCAAATCGTGGACAAGGTTTCTTCGCATCAGCAGAACGTGGACGTAGTTCGTTCCATGTACGAGCAGTTCCGTGAGGACTACTCCAACCGCCCGAGCAGTTACATCAAAGTAGGCAAGGACAGCACTGAACCTCACTTGCAGGAACTCTACAACCTGTTGCCCTATGCAACTAAGCGAGAGATCCGCAATGTGTGGAAGTCGGACAACATGATGATCCCGGCTGACCAACTGAACATGATCATGGGTTACCGTAAGGCATCCGTAACTGGTCCGTTTGGTTTGGATCCGCAGGAACGTAACGTTGCCCAGCAGGTTCTGGTAACTGTAGCTGAAGCAATCCTGGGTCCGAAGGCTGCACTGCGTCTTGGCCGTGCTGAAGACGTGATTCAGGAACTGGTACGTGAAGCCAAGGACATTCTGGTTGTGAAGAACATCTTCACTCTGGTGGGCAACATCGTATCGAACATGACGTTGCTGGCTTGGAGCGGTGTTGATATTGCCGATGCAGTACGTGCGCATGCAACTGGCATTAAGGGTGCCTTGCAGTATCGGGCAGACAACAAGCGTCTGATCCAACTGGTGCAAGCCAAGGAAATTGGGTATGTGCCGGAAGGCGTTGCGTCGATTGACGATGAGATTGTTGTGCTGCGTGATCGCATTGCACGTAACCCCATCAAGCCGTTGATTGACGCTGGTCTGATGCCGACCATTGTGGAAGACGTTGAAGCTGATGACAGTCAATACAGCTACAAGTCTTTGCTGCAACAGAAGACCGAACGAGTAACCAGTAAGCTTCCGAAACTGGTGCGTGATGCGGCTAAGTTCGTGTACGTGGCTCATGACACGTCCATGTACAAGTTCCTGTCGCAAACCACTCAGCTGAGTGACTTGGTTGCCCGTTACACTCTGTACGAGCATCTGATCAACCGCTCTCGTGATCCGCTGAGCAAGGCTGATGCACTGAAGCAAGCAGAAGAAAGCTTCGTGAACTACGACATTCCGTCCCATCGGATGGTCCAGTATCTCAACGACACTGGTTTGTTGATGTTCACCAAGTACTATCTGCGGATTCAGAAGGTGATTGCACGACTGGTCAAAGAGAAGCCTGCCCGTGGTCTGGCACTGGTAGTGGCCAACCATTTCGTCAGTGGTTTGCAATCTGTGATGGACAGCAGCTGGATTAACCGGATTGGGCATAACCCATTCCAGAGTGGTCCGTTTGCTTTCCCAAGCAGCCTGAGTGAACTGCCTGCGATCAAAGGTTTGTTCAACCTTTAAAGAAGAAGGGGAGCTAATGCTCCCCTTTCTTTTTGAATGCGTTTGCCAGGATCTCCCAGAAAAGGACTCCTATCAAACAGAGGACTATGGCTACTGCAAACAGGAATCCAATGATCCTGAAGACCCATGAGGCAACGTAAACGACGAATGCCCCTCCTACGATAATGCCGAGGAAGAGACAGACGCCGACGAATACCTTTAGGGCATCCATCGGGCCTCCTGGTTAACGCTGAGCCATGAGTGGCATGCCTTGCTGCATCACTTCCATCATGTGCCCCTGGTCGCCGGCAGCGGAAGCACGGGACATGAGGAACGGGATGTTGAGGTTCTGCGGGTAGTGACCGATGTCACTGCGGCAGAGGATGCCGCCCGGCATGGAGAAGGCGTAGTAGTAGGGCAGTTCGTGGGCCAGGCAAGCCTTGTCCAGCTTCTCCAGAAGTTCGGTGACTTCCTGCGGCAACTGGTTGGGGAATTCCAGGTTCGCACGGGTGTGCTGCTTCTTGTCCACGGCGATAGCCTGGACAACATCACCTACGCCGAAACGGTCATGGGGCAGACGATCACTCACTGGCTTTACTCGTCACTTCTTTCAGGTGATCGACGACCAGGGTGGTGTCCATCTTGGCGACTTCGACCAGGCCGGCGGTGATGGCGTCGAGGGCGGTTTCCATGTTCTTTCGGCTAATGCCGCTCAGACTGCCGTTGGTCAGGATGTTGGCCAGGCTCTGGGCGGATTCCAAGAGTGCATTGGTATGTTCCATGGGGAACTCCTTGGTTTGAGTATTTCGGGGTAAGGGTGGAGTGCTCTGGTCTGGACCCCGTTGCGGGGCGTGGGGAGGACCGTTCACAACGGGCCAGAGCACTCCCTTATGTCTACGAAACATAGACATAAGAAAGCCAGCATGAAGCTGGCTATCTTGAAAGGGTGGGTGAACTCAGAGGCTAGGAGACAGGAAGTTCTACGAGGGGATTCCTCTGGTTCACCATTGACTGTGGCTGTATGTCGTTGGTTGTTGCTGTGTGTGATCACTATGCTATCTATGGCACTGCAAGTCAACAGTAAAAAGAGTCCTACAAGCCAAACCATTACGAGAACTGGCTAAAAAGAGAATGAGTTCAGGGAACTCTTGTAGGACTAAGGCTAGGTATTCACTCTTTTTACTGGGGACTCAAGTCCTGGGGAGGATCTTGGTTTTCACGCATGCTGGAGCCAGCAATGCGACCATTGCGGAAGTCCACCGCATCTACCGAGTTTTCGGGATACGGATTATCGCCTTGTTCCCCCAGGAGGCCGACACGTACACCGTGCAGGTAGGCAGCCGTGGCATCCATACCGGGACGGTAGGGGGGATTGAACTCCGCATCTGTGGAGAGGCCGAGTTCGGATACGGCCAGCAGGATTGCGTCTTGGTGTACACCGCCCTTGACCTTGATCTCTGCGATCAGCGGAGCGGTGAAGCCAATGACTACATCCTTGGCTGAGTAGACCGTGGAGGTGAACTGGAGGCCGCCACCGGTGTGGGTAACGAAGGACAGCAGGTATCGATTTTTCTTCATGGTTTCCCCTTGGGAAGAACCCCCGGCGAACCGGGGGCGTGTCGCTTAACCGCCGAACAGGCCGGCTGCCGACTTGGGCGCTTCTTGTGCGGGTGCTTCAGCTTGAGCCGGGATCTCCTCGACCGGATTGGCTTCCGGTTCGGCGGAGGTTGCCGGTGCAGCCTGCGCCTCGGAGGCGGCCTTGAAGTTGCCCAGGTCTTCGGTAACGACTTTCTTCTCGCGCTTCGGCTTTTCGACCGGAGCTTCTTTCGCCGCCGGTGCTTCTTCGGCGACTGCCGGCTCTTCGCCCAGCGAAACTTCGGCGGTGACGTTGCTGCCGCCCTTGCGGGTGACCGAGAAGGAGACGTGGGTGTTGGCATCTACCGGCAGGCCACGAGCGGCCAGACCGTCGGTCAGCATCTTGACGATATCGTTTTGGTTCAGGGTGATGATCATGGATCGTTCCTTATGAGAGCAGCTTGAGCAGCTGCTGGAAAGTGGGGTCTTTCAAGCCAACCTCAGCAGCGGCAATAGCATCTGCTATGTGCTCTGCTTTGCTGGCGACTACCCGTCCGTTCTGTCGAGGCCAGTTCAGTCCGGGGTGTTTCTTCGTGGCCCACTCAATCATTTCCTGCTTGCTGGCCGTTGATGAATTGCACGCATGCACCTTCAGCGTGGCAGCAGTGACAGGAAAGAATGGGTAGCCCAGCGCACGCATGTACGCCAGTAGGCCAATGCACACGCCGTAGCTCTTCATAGCGTCAGCCGATTGGGAACCAACGGGGACTTCTACGAAGATGGCTTTGGCATGGGGAGCAAGTTCAATCAGACGCTCGGCAATCGGCTCGACACGTAGGAGGTCTGCCGAGTTGACGCGAATCTGCTTGTCCTTGCTTTTACTGGTTTGGATGACCTCGACATGCTTGAACTCAATCAAGCCAGTGGAGGTATCCAGGTTGCCGCAGGCTATGCCCCAATTACTGAGGCTGGGATCCATGCCCAAGATGTTGATCTTAGGCATTTACTCGTCCCCGCCGAGGATCTTCAACTGCTGCCGGAGGCGAAGGATCTCGTCTCTCAGCTTCTTGGTTTCTTGATAGGCAAACCAGGAAGTTCCTTTGGCGTAGCTGGCGGTGATGGTCTTGATCTGTTCAGGTGTAAGGACGGTTAACTGTACGTCCGACTTGGGTTCAACGAACATTGAGCCGTTGTCCCAATCGAAGCCAGGAACCACACTGACGACATCCACAGCTGGCCTCGCCCCACACATACCGGGGCGAAGCACAGGGATACGCAGTGTATGGTCCAGCAACCGTTCGCGTTCATCCCCCTCGCAGGAATCGACCATGCGATTGAGGGATTCAAGCAGTTCCCGGACCTTCATGGCTTAGTCGCCGAAGAGGCTGCTGGCCTTGGGTTGGGAACCGCCACCGGCAGCACCGGGACGGCCAGCAGTGGCGCCTTTCACTTCCTTGAACTGGTCCTTGACGTTACCAGCCCACTTGGCGATCCACTCGTTGTAGAAGCCGGCTTCGCGCTTGCCCGCACGGGCTTCGGCCAGGGTGACCTTGTACTCGGCGTGGAATACCTTATCCACCTCGTTCGTCTCGCGAACTTCGTTGGTGTCGCGGTAAACGCCGTCTTCGCCTTTCACGCCCTTGTTCTTCTTCACCTTCAGGATGCCCAGGCATACCTTGGTGCCGATCAGGGAGGTGGCCACCGGTACTACGGTCGGCTTCTTCTCCTTGGCCGCCGAGTCCCAGAGCAGGAGGGTCTTGTCCTCGAAGGTCTGGTCCTTGAAGCCCTTCTCGTTGGCCATCATGCAGATGGCGTTGGCGATCTCGTAGCCCTTGAGATAGTGCTTCTCGCCGTCTTTATCGACCCAGTACGGCTTGCACTCTTTCGCCTTGCCGGTGGTGACGTAGAAGGTTTCGCTGTAGGTGCGGCCAGTTGCGGCGTGCTCGAATTCGAAGGCCAAGCCCTTGGCCCCGGTCGAAGAGGTCAGGCCGTAGGCCACCTTGATGGTCAGGTCGTAAGCGTTGGAGTCGAAGAGGCTAGCGCCGCCGAGGCTGTCGCCGGATTCCTGGATGTTGCCTTCGTCTTGTACGTCGTTGAAAAAGCTCATGAATATCTCCTATTTCAGCCCGCGTAGTATTCGCGGAGACGCTGCATTACAAGCTGAGCGTCGTTGTTGATGAAAGTCTCACAGGTTTCCCACATGTCCATGGGGCCACGGATCCTTTCACCGATGGTTTCCTTGGTGATCATGGTCTGGAAGACATGCTTGAAACCAAGCGACTCTTCCAGTGGCGAAACGGTCAACAGCTTGTTGCCGTCACGGTACGGTTCCAGTTCACGCAAGGACATCTTCTTGGTACTGATGACCAAGGAGAAGTACGATTCGATGCCGTTGTTCTTCAAGGCGCCTTTCACCGGTACACACGATTCCATCATCATCCGGGCATCGTTGTAGACCGACTTGGTGTGACCCAAGAAGATCACGTTCGCCGACGAGCGAGCCACGTAATCCTGCATCAGGTTCTTGAAGTACTGCTGGTAGTTGCCCCACGCCTTCTGGGTGTCCGGGGATCCCAGAACGCATTGGGATTCGTACATGTCCATCAGGTACGTCAGCGTGTCGATGACGATGGTGTGGCCTTCCAGCTTGCCGTTCTCCAGTGCATCGAAGGCTTCGTACACATGGTCGGGGTGGGTGATGGTGAAGCTCTTGAACTTGTTGCGGAACGGCAACTTCTTGCCTGCTTCGCAGTTCAGGTAGATAACCCCTTCGGGGTTTTCCAAGTTCTTGAGGCTCAGCGACTTACCGGTAGCGGATTCGCCAGAGATCAAGAACAAGTTGTCGTTGACTTGAGTCATAGACACCTCTGTAGTTAATCGAAAGAGCCGCTGGAAGCGGCCCTATCTTCAAACCCCGAGCTTCTTCTGCACCGTGATGAGAACGGTCGTCAGCAGTTCGGTTTCGTCCAGGCTGTCCTGCATCTTGGCGTTCAAACCAAGTACCCGATTCTTGATGGTGTCGTAGCCGAAGCCGTTCTCCACCAGAATCATGGCGAAGCGAAGGAGCATGTTGTTGCGGTTGCCGTCGCCGGAGTTGTTGATCACCCAGCGCTCCAACCGATCCATATCGCTCTGGTCCTGGAGACGGCTACGACGTTCTTCATCCTTGCTGGTTCGCGGGATGAAAGGCAGTGCGTCGTAGAGTTCGCCGTCCAGTACCTCGACAGTACCTTCGTGGGTCAACCACTTCTTGCAGCGGTGGCTGCATTGGGGATCGACTTCGAAGGGCAAGGAATCGACCAAGGCGTTGTAGAACTCCTTGTATTCCTTGGCATCGAACTTCAGGTGATAGTTCAACGGAAGCACGATGCGGAAGTGCGGATCACTGTCAGTGTGCGACTTGGTGGTGTAGAGGATCGCCTTGTAGCCGTCGAGGAACTGCTTGGCCAATTCCAGCTTGCAGGTGCCATCGATATCGAGGACTACCATGTTGAAGCCAGGAATCGCATTCTCCTCGTTGCGGTAACCGCCAGCGAGGTGGTGTGCAATCCAGTGAAGGCCAGGCATGCCGACCAGCTTCGCCATGTTTTCCCAGGTCACCTTGTCGTTGTAATACCCTTCCGTCATTTCACGGGAGTAGGACACGATAAGGTCGTTACCCTTGATATCAGTGGCTTTCAGCGATTCGCCTCGGATGAAGTCTACGTTGTCACGAATCGACTTCTTGATGATCACGTTGTTCTTGTAGCCCCATGCGGTGGCCAACAGGATCAACTCTTCCCGCTGACTCTTGGAACCCCGGAAGAACGGGAGATCCTCGATCAGATCGGTGTAGTTCATCTCGCGATTGGTGTTGGCCAGGTACTTCGCCAACTTGACGTAGGTACGGTCCCGACTCAGTAGCATCTTGAATGCTTCGCCAGACTCTTCTGCCAGCTTAACCGCTGCATAGAAGTGGTCTTGTGTCAGGACCGGACTGTCGTCAACGAAGGCATACGCACCAGCCAACTTGAGTGCCTTGAAGTAACGGTGAGTGATCTCCGCCTTTCTGGTTTCCTCGTGTTCGCCGAGTTCGGCTGCTTCAGCTTCGCACTTCAGCTTGTACTCAATGATGAGTAGTGCTGTGTCCTTGTCCATTGTCAGAACCTTCCGCATGTTGGAAGGATCCGCAAGGGTTTCCAACTTTTCGCTGAGGTCGTCGATGAACTGGACGGTGTTGTTGCTGGTCATGAGGTCGTAAACCTCATCCGGGGTCATGGCAACCTTCTTCTGGTCGCCACCGAGTCCGAAGAAGGACCGGCGAGCGTAACCAGTTTCCAACATGGAGTTGAACTCCTCTTCCGTCTTGCTGCCGTTGAGCAGCTTGGTCGGAGTACCGAACAACATCATGTTGGTAGGCGTCTTGCCTCGGATTTCCTCGCCTCGCACGTTGTCCTGCGTGTTCTTCACCAGCTTTTGCTTGATGGCGCCCACGTCGTAGAGTTCGAGGAAGGTGTTCAACACTTCGATCTGACCCGTGAGGTTCGAGCCGATTTCGTCGATCACCAGGTTCACTGCACCGGCATTTGCCATGAGCAGTTTGTGCCGCATCTGCTTCACAGCAGGCGGCGTACCGGAGTCAAAGGTATAAACCAGTGGCCCCAGTTGGTTGAACTCCTTCTGGACTCGCAGGAGTTCTTCGCTTTCGTCACAGTCCTTACGACTGGACCGTTCGAAAGCCAGCTTCTGAAGGTTGACTTCAGCCGCCGCATCGAAGCTTTCCATGAAGCGCTCACGGAAAGGACCAGTGATCTGTTCCTCCATGATGTTCGTGGAAAAGCCTTTACCCGCGCCCGAAGGCATCAGGTTGATGGCGTACATGTTGACAGGGATTACCCCACGATCATGCGTCTTGATAGAGCAACGCATTTGAGCGGCCATCATGGAGAAGTGGAACCCTACGAGAACCCGGAAGAAGAGGTGATTCTTCGACTGGGTTTTCTCGCAGAGAATCTCGACGATGCGCTCGGATGTGGGGTGATGCTTCATCTGATCCAATGAAAGCATTACTCACTCCTAGATGATGAGATCGCCTGAAGCGATCAAGGCGTCTTTCTGCTTGCACACAGTGAAAGCAGGGCAGTAGGCACAGGCTTTAACCTGTCCAGGGATGGTCTTGACTACCCCGACGTTGCCGTCTTCACGCAGACGTACCAAGGCTTCGGCTTCAGTGTCGAAGTTCTTGGTGCTTCGTGCTCCGCGTTCCGTGGCTTTGGCCGGGTTCTTATAGTACTTATAGACCGGATCCGACCGCCATAGCTCTTCGTCCGAACACATGGGCAGATCGTCTTCATCCGCGTCGATCAAATCGATCAACGTCTTCACCCGGTTCCGCACCCACAGCTCTGTTTCCCGAAGGGACATGAGCTTGAATTCCTTGGCTTGAATCCTGGATTGCGGGTACTTCTCCGGTTGCTGCCTGGCCATTGCTTTCTGCCAGTCGGTGAAGATGAAGTTGATGAGCATCGTGTCCTTGGTCACCAGTTCGGGATTGAGCCAGCGATACAGGGATCCTTGCAGGATGTAGTCCTTGTCCTTGCTGCCCATGGTGTAGCTGTAGACAGTGGTGGACTTGATGTCCTCTACCCGGCCATCGCCAACGAAGTCGAACTTGCCGGAGATGTTGATCCCCATGAACTCCCGCTTGGTCCGCTGCTCCATGTACACAGGGATGGCCTTACCACCCTTGGCATTGGAGTTGAAGGCTTCCAGTTCTTCCTTGGTGGGATTCACCAGAACGCGTTCACGGATGGCCTTGGGGTAGCCCAGCAAAGCCAGGGCAGTGTCATGGTTTGTGGTCCACGCCTTCTCGACGGAATCGTGAAAGGCATTACCCATGGCACTGTTGATGCGGTTGGCCACATCTTCTACCTTGGCTTCCTCGGATACCCGACGAGCCAGGATGGTTTGCTTGATCGGGCGAAGCATCGTCGTCACAGACAAACCAGCCTCGGAATAGTCGTAGTAGTCCGACGCTAGCCATACGGCCATAGACAGGGGAATCCCCGTCTCATTGGTATATCGAGCGGCCATGGTTTAACCCTCGGGGTTATCTTCCAACCAGCGGTTCAGGGAATCCCTGGCTTCCTTCACGTCCTGGTGCATCGACTTGCCGCCGCTGCGCTGGCCCAGGTTGAGCAGCTTCTTGCGTGCATGGTCGATGGCACCGGAGTTGTCGCAGGTGATCGGGAACAGGGTGTTCAGCCGGTACACGTCAAGCCAGGTCCACTCCTTGGGGATATCCCGACGGTAGCGGTTCTTCGGATCCACCTTGGGCTTGGTGTCCTTGGCTGCCTCTTTCACGTATTCCTTGGGCAAGCCTACGATGGACACTCCGTAGACTGATCCCATGGAGGACAGCTTATAGAGTTCCCGACAGAGGCCGCAGGTGGCTGTGGCGCTGTGATGATTGTTGCACAGAGGGTGTTTGGTCATAGAGTCTCCTTTTGCTTGTTGAGGTGAAAGATGGCCAGCTTGGCAGCAGCCATGTAGCGACGGGCTTGTCGGCTGTCCAGGGACATACCGGAAGCCAGTAGGTCTGTGCTCAGCTGCGGTTCCTTCAGGAGGCTGAACAGGCGCATGGCTGATAAGGGCTTCTGGGAGCCTTCTGCGAGCGAAGCGATGCCCACGAGGACATCCTCTACCACCGGATCAACAAACATGTTGTCGAGGCCCTGGAGGCGCTTTGCATGAGGGTTCTGTACCCAACGGGTACGAGGGCCGCCGATGGCGTTCTTGTTCAAGCCATGGAAGCGAATGGTATCTGTGCTTGCCTTACCCAGGGAAGCCTTGAGGTTGGGCATGCTGTCGATGGGGAAATCGATGACGGGAATGTCGGCTGCGGTCAGCTTTTTCATGGGTAAAACCTCTGGTTAAAAAATGATCACGAAACGGTCTTATATATAAAGGGGTCCACCCTCCCCCTCTTGAATTTACATTCAAGCCCCCGGAGGGGGCCGGGAGTCGGGTGGACCCTGGGAAGGTCTCTCCCCTGACCTTCTCCCCCTACCCTGAGACGGGGTAGTGTCAAGGGGGATCGGCGCCAGCCGCACGCCCCCGCAGACACGGATCCCGTCGAGGGGTAGGGATATTGATTTACCTATACCCCTATACCCTACCGGAGTCCGTGTCTCCCACTCGGGCTTCGCTGCGCTCACCGCTCGGGGGACACTACCCCGGTAGGGTATAGGGGGGAGGAGGGGGAGGGGGTTATACTGGGTAAAACAGGAGGACTTCCTAATGGTAGACGTATGTAATCTGAACGGAACTGAGTGCGGTACTGGTTCTTGGAAAGGACCAAAGCCGGGTGATCCGAACATGAACAACCTCCTTCTGACGGCTACGCCAGCCTTCGGAGGGATTGATATCAACTGGACCTGGCCTACGCTGAACCCAGCTGCTGTGAGCCAGACTATCCTGTGGCGGAGTATTACCCCCAACTTCAACGTGGCTACCAGAGTGGCAGTTGTACAGGGTAATTTCTACTTCGACAGGGTAGATGTGGAGATCAACTTGGATACCAGGTATTACTACTGGATTCAGATGCTCTCCATCAACGGCACCGAAGGTGAGGTTATCGGCCCAGCCAGTGCAACTGCACGTCCTCTGATTGGACAGATGATGGACATCCTCTCTGGTCAGATTGATGCTGGTGCTCTTGCACAGAACCTGCGTACTGAGATCGATCAGATCCAGCTGAACAAGTTGGGGATTACTCAGGAAGAGCTTCTGCGTGCTCAGAATGACCAGGGTCTTGCTGTACGCATCTCTGAGCTTGGTGCAAAGACTGATGATGCAATGGCACTCCTCCAAGAGGAGGTACGAATTCGTACTGATGCCGATGGTGCTCTCGTACATACGGTTAACACCATGTACGCAGACTTCAACGGGAACATTGCTGCCATCCAAACCGAGCAACAGGCACTCGCCACCCAGGTCAGTTCACTGGCTTCGTCGGTAACGACACTGAACTCTACCGTGAACGGCAACTCTGCCTCCGGGCAGATTGGTTTGGTGACCAAGGTTACCCAGCAGGAAGGGAAGATGGCTGTCATGGAGTCTCAGTACTTCGTGAAGCTCCAGGCAGGCAATCTGGTTGGTGGTTTCGGTCTGTACAACCAGGGACAGACTATCGAGGCTGGTTTCGATGTGGATAGGTTCTGGGTTGGCCGAGCCAACGTTAAACGGAAGCCATTCATCATCGATAACAACATCGTCTACATTGACGAGGGTGCCATCAACAAACTCACCTTCGACAAGTTGAGGGCACAGGATGGAAGCCTTATCGTTCAAAACGGTAAGATTCAGGCTAAGTACCTTGAAGCAGACCAGATTGACGTTAGTAACATCCAGTCCAAGAACTGGGTTTCCGAACGTCAAGGTTGGAGGTTCTGGGACAACGGTACTTATGAACTTAACGGTACTGCCACTTCTGGCCGTACAGTCATCAAAGGCGGAGCTACACGAGTCTATGATGCTGCTGGTGTTCTCCGCGTAATCATGGGGGTTTGGTAAATGCCAGCCGGACTACAGACATTCACTTCCAATGGGGCACTCTGGTTTGACATGACTGAGAGGCTCTGTCAGGTCTACACATCTTTCTCTACCGGAACTACTTCCGGTAGCTTCACTATCCCGGTCGGGTCAGGGACTCCATGGTTGGTCACAGTAGCTGACTCCAACCGTGTAGTAATTGATCAATTCAATTCAGTGGCCATTTACCCTACACCGGACCTGAGTTATGACCCGGCTACTCGTACAGTCTCCTGGTTTTTCACAGGAGTTAACGTAGGTCGTCAGCCACTTCGAGTTATTGTGGGGTACTTCTAATGCCTGCTGGTTTTCAAGTCTATTCCCTGAACGGGAACGTACTGATGGCGACCTCTGATTACAGCAACATGGCCTATCAGAGGACAGTTCGTCTGCTTTCCAGGGATTTTGCTTATATTCACAACATTGATGTTGTGGGTGAATATCCTGTAATTGTGTTGAAACAATCCTACAGGCCAGGCGGAGGATCTTTTCGTGTTGCGGAGGTTAACAGGCAGAAGATCAACGCCACCACTTGGCGAATTGGCTTGTGTACAGAGTGGTATCCCGCCAATGCTGCCTGGGCCGATATAATGATCTTCGGTTCTGCCGCTGACATGTCTATAAATCAGAATGCTGGGGTACAGGTATTCAAAGCAGATGGGAAATTGGCTTTCAGTGACCGACTTCCCTATCTTCGGGTACACAGCACCCACCAAGTACCTGATTACGGTAAGGGTGCTCACGGCTTCACCGTTCCCCCTAACTGCGGAATCATGGTCACCACCACTTCTCGGATGGGTAAGCGGGGTATTGCTGGTCGTGGTGGCGAACCTGGGGAGGTATTTGCTCTTTCAGAAGGCATAAGTTTGCTTGCCGGTGGTCAAGGATCCATAGCTATGCAATCAATTGGGGTAACCAATGAGATGTCTACTTCCAACTGGGAAAGTGTTTATGGTGGGGGTCCACCAATGCTTGTGTTTGTCGATCTCAGTAAATTGGTATACTCCTGACTCCCTTCGAAGAGGATACAACCATGACCACCAAGGTGATCTTCACCTTCCATAACCCGGATGGCAGTCCACAGGCCGGAAAAGAGTTTTCCGTCCGACTGACCCGTCCGGGTATGAACGATGCGGATGACTGCATCGTCCTACCTGAAAGCTATGACATGACCACGGATGCTCAGGGTCAGTTCACGATGGATCTGGAGGCAGCTACTTCGGCATACCGGGTTTCCGTAGTGGATGACGACTCGTTCGAGGATGATCCGTGCATTCGCACGTCGTTCACCTTCTACGTGCCGGACTCCCCCACTCCCGTTCATGTACAGGAACTGATCCTGCTGCCTCCGCCCACGTCTCTGCCGTGGGACGAGGAAGCCATGAACAAGATTACCCAGGCTGTCGTCGATGCCCGTGAGGCTCGCGACGAAGCCGAGGGGCATGCTGATCGTGCCGAAGAGCAGGTAGTCCTGGCCAAGGCTGAAGTCGTCAAGGCCAAGGATGAGGTGACCAAGGCTCAGACTGAAGTAGCTAAAGCTGCTCAGCAAGTTGATCTTGCGAAGGTTGAAGTCGGTAAGGCGGCTGCTTCTGCTGCTGCGGCCAAGGTCAGCGAAACCAATGCCGCGAATTCCGCTGCTGGTGCTGCTGCCTCGGCGACTGCTGCTACCAACCAAGCCAACCGTGCGAAGACGGAAGCTGATCGTGCCGAATCCCTGGCAAACCAGGTAGCTGAAAAGGTAGAAGGTGGCAACCTACCTGCACTGGTAGGGATGAACGAAACCTTTACCTATGAAGGCGGCGAGGACCACTACAACTGGACTCGTACTGGCCCGGTGTCTGTCTCTCAGCACACTGGTTTCATCCGGATTTCTAAGACCGATGCATCCAGCAACCGAGCTTTCATCCGAAAGTCTGTCGAGTTCCCGGATGACCACTGGATCACCTACTTCCGGGTGAAAACCCAGACGGGTACTGCTGCACAGAACAACTCGGCCCAGATTCGTTTCCTTGCTGCTGATGGCAAGGACTACACGGTCTACTTCAACATCAATGCCAATGGTTTGGTGGAGCCGAACACCATCCATATGCAGGGTAGCGAAGGTGGGGCACGTAACGCTGCAACCATGTTCACTGGTTTGAACACCGAAGCATGGATGGACATGGCAGTGAAGTTCGATGCCGTGAACCGCCACATTGAACTGTTCCGTCGGATGCCCAATGGCACCTGGCAGAAGGGTGGTGGTCGCTTGATGGTGGACACGATCAAGCCTGCGGTCATCGAGATCTCTTCCATGCCTGTTGCACCCAATGGGTGGTGGATGGACGTGGACTTCATCACGGTATGCCGACCGAACCTCATCTGCTACGGCGACAGCATTGCTGCTGGCCAGAACGAGTACGGGGTAACCCGTGGTACTGCGGAATACCATAACCACCGTAACTGGGCAGGAACCTGGTTTGGCCAATCCAGCCTGTACGCCACCAACCGGAACAACCTGGTCCTGGTGCAAGGCGTAGAAGGTCGGCGTACCTGGCAGTACCTGGATAGCCTGGGCGAGATCGAGAACTCCGGCGTGAAAGTGGTGTTCCTGCATGCGAGCACGAATGACCACAAAGACGCCACCATGACCATGGCCAAGCGTACTTCGGACACCCAAGCCATCGTGGATCGACTGCACGTTGTTGGTGCTCAGGTGGTCCTGTTCAACGCCATGCAAGGCACCAAGGCATTCAACGATTCGTTGGCCGAGGGGGTGATCAAGCTCAAGGCGTACACCGACCAATGGTGGACCGAGGAACTACATAAGGTCACTGGTTTGGGTCAGGTGCTGGACATCGCCCGTGTGGTAGGCAAGGACGGTTACTTCGACCCTGCTATCGCTGCTGACGACGGACTACATCTGTCCGCTGCATCTGCGAAGAAGATCGCCGACAAGCTGGGACAGTTCTACTCGAACTCCACTTCCATCAATGGTTTGGCTCCGCTGGAAAGCCCTGCGTTTACCGGTATTCCTACCGTACCCACGCAGACTCCTTTCCTGCCCTACGGCAAGCAGATCGCTAACACCGAGTACGTCGTTACCTTCATTCAGGACTGGACCAGTAACTACGGTTACGGCGACCTGACGATGCGTAATAAGACCGGTGCTCAGATGGCAGCTGGTGGTGTTCGTAGTGGTTACTACTACGTTCCTGGGGATTCTTCTAACCCCCTACCGGGAAACATCTATGCATTCGTGCATCACATGTCCTACGACAACAACAAGGGTTGGGAACTCTGGAACCAATGCTATTCCGACCGCATGTACATGCGTTATTCGAACAACCAGGGTGTCTGGCAAACTCCGGTAGAGGTGGTTACTGAGAAGTGGATGGATCGCAACAGCTTCATGACTCCTCGGGTTACCGCATTCAACCGTCTGCCTGTAGCTTCTGCTGCCGGTTATGAAGGGGTTGTCCCCTTGCAAGCTGGCTCCAGTGGTGCATGGCGTAACTTGAACACTGGCTCTGCTGGGATCGGATTGCTAGGTGCCGCCACGGTCGAGAATGCGTTGAACTACATCGGTGGTACTCCGAAGACGATGACCAGTCTCCGGTCCTACAGCGATGCCAACGCCATCCCGAATGAGTGTGGCTTCTACGGTGTTGGGATTGCACCCTGGGCGAACTTGCCTCCAGGTGTAACCTCCATCAACCCGGTGGGTTCTACCATCTACCATCAGGTTTACGATGCCAGCACTGCTACGCAGATCTTCATTCCTCGTACTTCGGATATCTGCTATTTCCGCCGTAAGGCTGCGAACGTCTGGAGTCCTTGGGTACGCTATCTGACCGATAAGCAGTTGGTAGGCACCACTACCAACAGCAGCACCGGGGAACCGAACGGTGCCATCATGGAAAGCGGTACAACTGCCAATGGCTGGTACATCCGATTCGCTGATGGGACTCAAATGGCAGGTGCAAGAACTGAACCTGGTCTGCCTGCTGGCGCCAATGTGATACAGTTGCCTGCCTCTTTCGTGTCTGGCTTCAATACCGCAGTAACCTGCAACTGGATCCCCTCTTCTAACTGGCCTACCAACGCTGGCCAAGGGGTTCGGGGGGCTTACCTGAATAGTGGTAGCACTGTTTCTTTTGCTACTGCACAGGCAGCCGGGGCTAACGACACTATCATGATCATGGCCGTAGGGAGATGGTACTGATGCACATCAAGCTGAGTCCGCTCGTAGTCCTTCCGGGGGACTCGACCGAAATGACTGTCCAGGTATCCGGGGATTCTGTGACAGTATCAGGAGTCGAATACGACTTCTCGCAGTTGCCGGAGGGTGGTTACCTTCCAGCAACAGCTGTTAAGGGTGGCCCCTTCTCTGGTGGTATTACCAGAGAAGGGGGGGATATCCATCTCACACTGGTTTTCCCCATCCGGGGAGACTTCAGTGAGGAGGCCAAATTCCCTAAGCCGGTCTATATCGAGAAAGATGGAATCGTGGAGTTGCCCCAATGATCGACTGGAGCAAGATGAAGACAGCGGAGGATCTCATCGAAGATCGGTATAAGCAGGAGTACGATGCTGTACTGGCTAATCGTGCTGAGGCTTACCGCATGGAGAGCGATCCGCTCAAGACCGAGGCCGAGTTCGATGCCATCAAAGGTGGCACCGAACCGGACTATTCTCTTTGGCTTGCCAAAGTGGAAGAAATCAAAGAACGCTACCCACTACCGGAGGAACCGAAATGACTTTCCAACTCGTGCATGAAAAGGTGATCCCCGCCACGATGGCCATGCTGCCCAGTAACATGGACAGTCCTGCTGCCCGTGTAGCCTTGCTGGCCATCGGTGGGCAGGAGTCTCGCTTCGCTTCTCGGCGTCAGCTGATCATGTCGATCAACTCCGAGGGTCGCAAGGTTCTCCTGCCGCTCGGACCTGCGAAGGGGTTCTGGCAGTTCGAGAAGGGAGGGGCAGTCAAAGGACTGCTCAATTACCACAACGCTGTTACCCGTGAGCGAGTGCATCGCTTCGTGGAAGCCTGTGGTGTGAAGCCTGTCGAAGAGGCTGTATGGAGTGCCCTGGAACATGATGATGTTCTGGCTTGCGGCCTTGCCCGTCTGCTCCTGTGGACCGACCCCAGGGCATTACCTGCTGTAGGCGAGAAGGCCAAGCTGTGGGACGTGTACATCTCACAGTGGCGTCCGGGCAAACCCCATCCCGAAAGCTGGGATGACTGCTACAAGAAAGCAGTCAAGGCGGTGACCGCATGACGATCACCCCTCGGATGCTCCGATGGTTTGGCGAAGCACTGCTGATCCTCGTCCTCTGCTGGTGGGCCTACTCCCAAGGAGTAGGCAAAACTAATGAGGCTTGGGAAAGCCGAATGGAGGCCGCCCAAAAGGCGGCTGACGAAAACACAAAATCAATTGAGCAAAGTATGCTCAACGCAATCGAAGAGGTGAAGAAAGATGCAGATGGGCAACTGGCTGCTCAAGCTTCCCGCATTGCTGCTGCTGATGCTCAGTCTCGCAGCCTGCGGGTCCAGGTCTCCGGTCTACGTGACCAACTCATTGCCGAAGGTGCCTCCGCTGGACGTGAGCGCAATGCAAGCAACGCCGCCGCTGTGGTGCTCGCCGAACTGTACGGAAGCTGTGTTGCAGATCGACAAGAACTCGCAGCGGCGTTTGACCGAAGCCATACAGCAGGATTGACCTGCCAGAAGAGCTATGCGATAGTTCGTTCCGTGGGGTCCGCTCCTTCCCCATAGGTTTCATCCAACCGTAACCCCCTACAGGCTTGTCGCTACCTGTAGGGGGTTTTTTTATACCTGGTCGAAGGGATCCCACTCGGTTCCGATGGGACCACCCTGCACCTGCTGGAGGTTGGCAGGGATCACCGACTGGTTCTTGAAGGGTTCCCAGGCATCTTCCTCGTTACGTGTCAGTTGACCGGTCAGTTGGAGCTTGGTGATGTCTTCGTCGGTTAGCGAGTCAGTCCAAGCCATACCAGAGATAGCAGTCTTGTAGGCATGCTCCGAGTGATGCATATGCAAACGCTTCCGTCGACGAAAACTGTTGAGCGCTGCTTCGATGGTGGGCCAAGCCTTTCGACCGCCGTTCTCGCTCACCCAGAACGCCTCGCAATGCTGCTTCAAGTAGGCCAGAGTGGCTTTCTTGTCGAAGTCACATTGCAACTCACAACCACCAACGCGAGCAGCGTCCCTCTGCTTCACAAACCAGCAACCAGTAGGGGTTCGCAGGAAACCTACGAACTTCTGTAGCTGGAGATGGTGGTTGTACTTGTTGGTGCCGATCTGGACGATGTGATTGACCACCTTGTAGTAGATGGGCATGGACGAGATGTTCGTGATGATCTCAAACGATTTCTTCTTGCTGCGAGACATAGTAGTCCTCCATGGCTTGGAAGTTGTTGCAGAAACCCTCCACGATCTCTGCGGAAAGATCCGCAGGGAAGTAGTGAATGAGGGCTTCTGCTTTGAGAATAGAATCGCCTTGGCACAGGGCAGACACTTCGATCCCTTCCTGTTTCATGGCTTCGAAGAAAACACCTAACCGTTCTACGGCATCGGTGTTGAATACAACGGTGTACGACTGTTTCATGATGGAACTCCAGACAATAAAAAACCCCTCCGAAGAGGGGCTTTGTCTTTCCTAGATGGAGTCAGGGATTTGGAATTTATCCTTCACCTTGAACTCGATCCACTGGAACAATCTTCCGCCCAAGTGGGCTGAGAATGCTACGCAGATCGGCATGGTTGCCCATCGTGGAAGTTCTTCTTGATAGATCGGATAGAGGTCATAGACCAGGTAGCCGATAAGCATGGCCGCCCCCATCTCCGAAACCACCCAGAAGAAGTTTAGTGGATGGCCCTTAGCCAACCGAGAAGCCAGCGAGATCAAGCCACTGATGAGGCTGATCAACACTGCACCGAGTAAACCCCACAAATCAGGGTTGCTTTTCCAAGGCATTGGACTCTCCAGCAAGTTCACTGCTCAGTAGCAGCCATTTGCCATAATAAAGCAATCCTGAGTTGATTACACGGGTACTAAACGGTTAGTTGACTAACGGGGACGCGTCTTAGTGTAGATCACCATTGTGAGTGCCACGATGAACAACAGCGGCCAGATGATGATGCATACACCGAAGTTCGCGAACACCATCATCAGGCGTTGGGCTGGGGGTTTCCCGATGAACTGAGCCATCGTCGGCGGACTTTCGAACATGTCTGCTATCTCATAGAGGAACCAGCAGACGCCCAATACCAAATAGATTTCCCAGTAGCTCATAGATACCTCTGTGAGAAAGGGGGAGTTACCTCCCCCGATGTGGTTAGGATTCCAGGGTACGCTTCAGTCGCTTTTCAGCGTCTTCCGGCATTCCCAGAACAACCCAGCCCTTCTTCTTGGCCTTCTTGAAGTCCAGGCAGGCTTGTGCAGCAGCCTTGTCCTTCGGGTTCTTCATGAAGGTGGCGAATAGGGCGGCGCCTTGCTCGGCCAGGGTCTGCTTACCTTTCGGGGCAGCTTCCTTGACCGCCGGAGCCTCGGCCTTCTTGGTTTCAGCCTTGGCCTTGGAGGCAACCTCGTGAGCTACCGCCTTGGCATCGACGGCATCTGCCTTGAGGCTGGTTTCGATCTCGGTGTCGATGGCCTTGGCTTCGCCCGCGCCTTCCAGGTTGTTGGCCTTCAGCTGCTTCTTGTCGAAGCCCTGATTGCCCATCTTGGTGACGCGGATGTTGGTGCCCTTGTGGCCACCGATCTCGACACGCTCCAGTACGCCAACATGATCGCCGGCTATTGCCTTGGCCAGGATCTTGGCGCAGGTCGGATCGTCGGTCATCGGTTGGTTACGCTGGAGCTTCTTGCGAGCTTCGTCCGGCAACTCGAACAGGATGTGGTAGCCACATACCCGCATCTTGTTGGCGTCGTACTCCGGCACGGCGATCACGTCTTCCGGGGCTACCTTACCGAGGACGCAAACGTCCCCGCTGAAGGTGCCCAGGTACTGACGACGGGCGACGTGCAGGCCATTGGAGCACTCGTTGCGGCGGTTGGGATCCACCAGGGACTTGTCCATGAAGACATGGCTGCCGACACGCTGCGGAACCTTGCCGGTGTGGCAGTCCACGAAGTGACCGGCACTGGTGCGACGCAGTAGCTTGTAGATGATGATGGAACCGTCATCCGCAATCGGCAGGTCGCCACGCTGCATGAACTTCATCAGGTCGTCCTTGGAGTGCTGGCGCTCATGGCTTACGCTGGCGACGCGCTCCAGGAACTTCTGGAGTCCCTTGGCACTGGACTTGCCCTTGGATACCGCAACCACCTGGGTGGCCAGCTTCTGGGCATCAGCCACCACCTTGCCATCGACGACGGCGACCACGGTGTCGGCACTGGTTTCGCTCAGGGTCAGGTCGGAAGAGACCGCAGGGCGTGCGTTCGACAGGATTTCATCGACAGCGGAAGCGAGCTTCTCGTCCTTGATTTCAACCTTCTCGACAGCCAGGGGAGCAGACGCAGCGTCCACCTTGACCGCGCCAGCGGTAAAGGGTTGGACCGGAGTCTGCGGTTCCTGGATGGCATCGCCGATACCCAGCGCAGCCTTCACCTTCTCCTTCGCCACACGGAAGAATCGAACCAGTCCGTTGGACTTCTTCTCGACTTCTTCGAAGTGGTTGATGACGTTGGCCACCTTGTCGAGGTCGATCATCACCTCGGCACCGGGAGCACCCAGGCGAGGAACGAGGAAGTCCACGGCAGGTTTCAGCCGTGCATCTCCTTGCGGGATGCGGACGGTTTCGGTCGTGCCCTTGAGGTACAGGGTCAGGTTCTTTTCGTCGAGGATTGCACCTACGACGCAGATTTCTTTTGACATTGCTTACTCCTTTTCAGCATGTTTTGAAGCATATGGAAGGTTTCTTCTTTCGTTTCCGCCTGCTTGAGGAACTTGGTGGTCGAGTTCGAGCAAAGCAGGTTGAACATTGGGTAGTCCTTGATCAAGGTCACCAACTCCCGAACCTTTGTAGAAGGCGAGGCGGTATCCAAGAACTCACAAGCACTCTCCAACTCCTTGTGGGCAGTGGAATACCGACGCAGGCTATCCCGATAGACACACAGCAGTTTCCATTTAGCCAACAACTCCGGAGATAGTTCCGTCTTGAAGCCGAGTGCAGCCCTCCACTCATTGGTTTCGAGAAGGTACTTGCAGATGTTGAACCCGGAATTGTACTCATCGTCCGGTTCGAATACCCGCTGAGCTGCTGCCCACGAAGAACCCATGTACTTCAACAGGATCTTCTTGTTGGTACGCACGAACTTCAGCATCTCCGCGTGTACATACTCCTCCAGGGTAGGCAGGCCCATGGCGACGAATTTCTTCTCGTCATGGATGCTGTGGGCGACTGCAACCCGGTCACCCCATACCTTCAGGACATGAACAGCAACCGCAGCGCGGAAACCAGGAAGTTCAGTCCGGGCATGGTAGGTGTTGGACTTGGAGAAGAGGTACGAGAAGGCCACGGGATTGTCAGTACGGTGTTCTGTACCGGTCTTGGCCAACTCCTGGCTGAAGTAGTCAGAAGCACGGGCGGTACTCAGGGTAGCGTAGCCGTCCATCTTCACCTTCTTGGCTTTGACCCGTTCAGCAGGCGGGATGTACTCGATTTCCTTGGTCAGGTCGAGGACAGCAACGTTCTCCAACGAATTGAAGTGGTTGCGGACCTCGGCCAAGGTCTTCGCACTACGGGGAGTCACATACGTGAAGAAGTGAGTAAGAACCCCCTTCTTGAAGTAATCCCCGTGCAGCGGGTGCTTGGCGATGCGTTCTTCGACGTTCTTGCTGCTGTGGGTGAGAACCACGATCCGTTCCTGGAAAGCATACAGAAGCAACGGCTGGATCGGATGGAACTCGGGAAGTGCAGTAGTACACAGCCAGTCCGAGTTATTAGCGATGGTAGTCATCTCCCGCAGGTGGGTAATAACGAACCGACGGGACTGCACCGGACCCATGAGCATGTCCTTCATGAAGATCTTGCGGAAGGCAGCAGACACATAGCTTCGGATGCTGTCAGCAGGACGCTCTGGCGGGCACTTGCGGTGCAGTCGAATCAGTTGACCCAGGAGAACCTGGTCTACATCCGGGCACTTGCGAAGCATGCTCAACCGGTTAACCCGATCCTTGACCAGAATGGACTTTCCATTGGGTAGGCGCTTCACGACATCCGGACCCCGGAACGAGAAGAGCCAGAGGGCATGACCGGCTGCTGTGAGGATGGTATCCCCGATGATGTCCCCTGGTTTCAGGAACTCGTTCAGGGAAGCCTGGTTTACAGCAGAGAGGACACCCTGCTGCATGAGCCGGCTCCATTGCTCACAAGCCAATGCCTGCTCGTTGTTGTGCTTCAGCACCTGCAACATGGCCGCGTTGAGGTTGTGCTTCATGTAGGAGTCGAACTTCTCCAACAAACCATGAAGAGTCTTCTTGGTTGTGGGAACCATCGAGAGGGATTCCCGGCTGGGAGTCACTTCAATGGTGTTCGGCTGAGCCTTCAGCACCAGCACGGAGGTGTAGTCACCGGACAGGCGAATCCAGTCCTTGCAATCCTCGTACAGGTGCTCATAGTCCTCGTGATCCGCAACCGGGTAGATCACGTTGCCGTACAGCACACAGATGGCGCCGGGCATGTTGTCCGCGTACTGACCGCGAGCAATGAGGAAGCCGTTCTTGGCTTCTCCGATGGGTAGGGTAGGAACTACCTGACCGGAGATCTCCGCCAGCATGCCACCATTGCGGATAACCCGGCGTGCATTGTTCAGCATGGTGTTCCGGCTTACCTGGTTTCCATCCAAGGGGATGGACACCTTCAGTCCTGGCTTGTCGCAAGGAATGGAAAGCATCGGAGTGATGGTCGGCAGGCCATTCCGCTCAGCGGAAGACTTGCTGATTCGGTAGATGGTACGGATACCCCCGTTGGAGGATTCCACCTGGAAGGAATCTACCAGGGCGAAGGGGGACTTACAGCCCAGACCGAAGCCACCGGTGACTTCCGAGTTCTTCTGCTTGGTGGAGCCACCCAGGGTTCCATAGTGGTCGCCCATCTTGTTCTTGGGGATGCCCTTGCCGAAGTCTTCTACGACGAACTCATTGTCCTCGGAGAAGTAGACCTTGATCGGCGTGTGCTTATTCCCCGCTTCGATGTGGGCATCCCAGGCGTTGCACAGGACTTCACGTACTACAGCCATGGGCTTATCGGAGTACAAGGTATCCGACAGCATGTGGAAGAAGGCCGCGTCAGCATTGACCTTCATCTGGATCTTTTCTTCGCCGCCAATGACAGCATGAGTGATCCGATCACTCGTATGAGTTACTTGCATGGTTTACTCCTTGGGTTTGCGGACACGTTTCTTCTTCACCGGAGCAACTGGCTTCGGTGGGTACAACGACAGCAATTTCTTTCTGGCATTACGGGATAACGAAGCGGTGACACTACGGAAGAGATCGTACTCTTCCATGGTCACCTGCTTGAAATGTGGGGGTACTGGACCTTGGCCCATTACCCAGGTATGCGTCATGCGGGATTCCTCATGAACGAAGAAGTACCGCCCGTTAACTGGTGCATGCCCGTACTTGCCGGGGGTCCACGTAGGTTTCTTGGCAGTCTTCTTCGCCATGATTCATTTACTCCTTATGAAACACATACATTCCCTTGATGTCCGTGCCCAGCACGTAACCTTTAGGGACGTTCGGTTTTCCATAGACCGCCTTGCCGGAAGCGATGGCATGCTCAGCAGCATCCACACTCCCAAAGTGGCGGACCATATGGAGGAAGGAAGCCCAATAGGACTTCCGGTCTTCAGTCTTTGAGGATCGCATCGGTTAACCCCTTGCTTCCGTGTCTACGGATGTGATGAATCACTGAATCCCAGGAGAAGCACTTGATGTGGCCTTGCATCAGGTTGAAAGCCGCCAGTTCATCATGTGCTGTCTCGTAGAAGAGAGCGCTTACCCCGTGGGTAATCAGCATCTCGGTACACTTGACGCAGGGAGATCGAGTGATCCACAAATGACTATCTTCCAAAGGAACTCCTGACCTGGAAGCCCAAGCCAGAATGTTATGTTCCGCATGGATTACGCCGGAGGGCGTGGTCTTGTGCCGCTGTTCTGTACTCAGCCAAGGCCCACGCTCACAGCAGTTGTCTTCACCAGGAAGCGTTCCATTCCAGCCGGTGAACAGTGCCCCGGTCTTGGTGACCAGCACACCACCCACTACATGCCTTTTGGCTTTAGACTGGTTGGCCGCATTCCTGGCTATCGACATGTACAGGTCGCAATACTTCATCGACCTCGGTTCCGGCTTCTTCGCCATGCTTGATTCCTCGTGCAAAATCGCAGGCAGCCCAGAGGCCGCCACATTCATGTACGAGGACACCATCACGCCGAACCTCAACGAGGCTCTGCGTAACGGTGATCTCGTGGTTGTTGACCCAACAGGTGCTCACTTCTTCTCCTTCAATGCGGCTGCGTGTGCAGTACATTGCTCTTGAAGCCGCTCAACAGTTATTGGGTAATCCAAAGTGCAGGCATGTGCCCACGACGGCCAGAAGAGATCCAGATTCGCACCGATCTTTACTTGATCATGCGCAATAGCGGGATCTTCCTGCCAGGACATCTCTTCACAGAGATTATTGTTGACCCATGCCACACACTCAGGATCGTCAGGGAACAGCACATAGATGGCGTCATGGATCAACGCCACAATGTGAACCTCTTCCCGCCACTTACTTGCCAGTACACGCTTACGGAAAGCTACTGCTGCCCGATTGTTCAGCAAGCCCCAGGACTGACCGGACACTGCGTTTCCAGCGCTCCGAGATTCAGCTGCTGCCTGCTTAGGCGTGACTTTCAAGTTCAGCATGGTGTTGCCGAGCAGAGGTGTGCGTAGCTTCAGGCCGAAAGCCAGCTGTACATACCCCTGTTTTGTTGCCTTGTTGATCTCAGAGGCTACCCACTGACGACTTGCGTCGTAGAGTTTGTGGTAGTTCTCTTCGATCTTCTTGGCTTCCTCTTCCGAGAAGCCGACGTTCTTCACAAGCCCCGCTGCACTACCACCATACTGGAGCAGGAAGTGCGGAGCCTTTGCATCACCCCGTAGACCGGGATACTTTTGCTGGATTGAGTTGATGGACTCGACAGTATCGACGATGCCCACACATTTCTCAGGCCAGAATGCAAAGGTACGCATTGAGTGCCCGTCGTACCCATCGGTATACACTTTGATCTTGTTAGGATCTCGTGTTAGCAGGGCATTGATCCGGTCCTCCAGTGCTGCGAAGTCGGCACCTCCGAAGAGATAGCCTTTCGCTGCCATGAAGATGGACTTGATCAACTTACCGTAGGCTGAACCAGAAGGAAGGTTCTGCATGTTAGGGTCCGACGAACTCAGCCGACCGGAGATCGTGCCACCAAGGTTGAATGAGCCATGGAGGTACAACATCCCATCAGCTTTCAGTCTTCCCGCCTTGAAGGCTGGTATGAAAGCAGACAGGATCTTCTGTACACGATCCAGGTCAATCATTGCTTGGAGCAGAACCTTGAAGGATGCTCCAGCAGGGTGACGTATGAGCTTCGTCAGCTCATCTCCTCCGGTTGCCGGCTGGCCAGTAGGTGTTTTGTCCAGGACAGGCAAACCAATGACCTTATGAAGTAGCAATGCCTTCTGAGGACCACTTCCAGGGTTGAACTCGATGTGACTGAAGTCATCAATCGTTTTCTGGATGGTTTTCAGGGTGGCATTCTTCTTCACCATGGCTTCTTCACGCAGCAACAGAGTTGTCCGGTGAACCATGGGATCCTGCATGATGGTATTGAAGTAACCATCTCGCAGTTTGGTCAGTTCGGTTTCCACTTCAGCCAGTCGTTTGGGGCACATGGGCATCCCTACCAGTTCGGTATGGATGATCATCTCCTGGCTTTCCATGAACAGGCCGTGATACAGCTGGTCTTGTTTCTCGGCGACCATCACAGGGTAGTACTTGTTCCACACGTACATCGTGGTAACCGCATCGACTGCGTTGTACTCCATCAGTTGATCCAAGGGGATCTTCCTGATGTCCTTGATGTCATCGCCTTGGGACCAATCCCCGGCATGTTCCTGTCCTAGGTCTTTCAAGCTATAGCTTGGGGAAGACGTGCTGTTCAGTGCGAGGTATGCAACCACTTTCGTGTCCTGCATGCCCCTGCACATGATCTCCAACCCCCGCAGCATCCCGACCTTATCCAGGTCGTGGGCCATGTACAGTTGGTAGATCAGTACCTTCACGTCGAAGTTCGCCTTGTGGTAGATCATCTGGCCTTTGTACTGCTCAAAGAACCAGCGCAGTACATCCCGCATTGGCTCATTGGTTTCACAGTACCCGTGTAGACCATCTACCGGATCCGCCATTTCTTGGTAGTCCACTTGGATTTGCACCGCATCATGCTGTGACCAAGCGAAACCAATAGTGGCGATACCTGAGTCGAACATGCTCAGACTGAACCCCTCGATATCGCAGGTTAATTCCGGCTTGTCGAGTAGCTTGCTCAGCTGCTCCTTCGCTTTAGCTGCCTCGTCTCGGTACACATAGGTCACGTCTCGGAGCAGGTCTTCGCCAACAGGCACATACCTACCGCTTACGTGGTCTACGATTACCTTCAGGCCGATCTCCAGTTTGTCCCGCTTACCGGGATCGAAGATCAGCACCTGGTAGTTCAGCCCATACACTACCTTGATGTCTTCGTAGCCTGGCCATACGCAATCAAGTACGTTGCCCCAGTTGGCCTCCGTCTTCTGCTTGGTCAGTGCCTTGAAGTAGGTAGCATCGGCACAGTAGACATACCGAGTCTTCAGGTCTTTCAGTGTGGGGAGCAACTCATCTTGCAGATACTCCTTCACACGTTTGGCGGATACCTTACCCCTGGCTTCATAAGCCAGGGAGATGGCAATCACGTCCGAGTTCTGCACCCCGAGCTGCTTCAGCGGGGGCAGATAGTTCCTTTCCAGTTCTGGTTTCCGTAGAGCATCCTCCTTGAGGAGAATGGCCACCGGATACCTTTCCTGGGCATCAGTGAACTGAACATACTTCATTGGTTTAATCCTCCGACAGGAACAGGTTGGAGGTAACCCTTTTCAGCATGGTTTCGTAGTGGGGTTGATAGGCGCCAAGACTGTCTCCAGCTGCCTGGAAGCTCAGACCTTCCATTGGAATTTCCAAAGCTTCATAGACGCTGGAGATGTTCTTGCGTAAACCATCCGGGATGCACTTCAGGTAGTCCCGGAAGTCGTCAGACTTGTTCAGGACGTGGCTGATGTACATACCAACTTGGGTTTGCTCATCCACAAGGATAGGATCCCACTGGTTTAGCAGAGCCTCGTACTCCGGAAGCAACTGCTTGGAAGCTCGCGGAACTACCTCCGAGGAACGAAGGTTTGTCTTGACTCCCGGAACCGCCAACAACCGTGCGCGGACGCGCACGCAGAGAATTGAATCACCGCGAATAGCAGCATCTCTCTGCAACAGCTGTAGCAACTGGTTGTGGTAGACCCTCTCCGGTTTCTCGTACAAGCCCCGGAGAATGGCCGTCTTCAGGAGTGATTTGAACCGGATCTGATTGGCCCTGCTCATCACATGTCCCCCGTCATGATTACCCCTTTCCTGGCCCTGCTGAAAGCAACGTACAAGGCACGGGCCAGCTGATTGGGATGGTGAATCTTCTTACAGATGTCATCCAAATCAATGAACACCCAGTCGAAGGTAGAACCTTGCGACTTGGTTACCGTGCAGGCGAAGGATGGCCGCAGGTCAATCACGAACCCCTCCATATCATGGAGAGTGTCGTAATCATCCTGCTTACGAGCCAGTGACAGCCGTGCCTTGTAGTCCACACGGGACTTGGGCAGGAAGTAGCAGCCCTTGCTTCCCCTCAAGTTCACGAGGTAACCCTCGATATCGAACTCGATGGTCTCTTTCAGGCCGGCGATCATCACTTCCTGACCGGTGCTGAGGGTTTCCCTCCGGTTGATCACAGCCTCGTTGACCAACATGCGTTGGCCTTCCATCGGTCTGCTGGTCCCGTAGATCTCCTGAGACATGTAGTTGTTCATGTTGATCACAGCCACATTGGTATGGGCCAGGATCTTCACGTTACCCCAGGTATCAGGATCCTTGAACGCATCCTTGGCCAGTTCTTGCCACTGGTTTCGAGGCAGGTGCTGCAACTGGTCCCCGTCCAACTTGATCTTGGGCCAGGGGCCACCGAACACAGTAGAACGGAGGGCAGTACACAGTTCAGCCAAGGGGCCAGTAGCCTGACGCTTGACCTCGGTCAGTTCGATGATCAACTTACTGGCTTCGAAAGCCGGCATGTAGTGCGAACCAACCGGGGTCAACTGGCCATTGTCGCCGATGAACAGGATCTTGCAGTTGATGGTCTGCTTGTAGATCAAGCCCAGCAGGCGTTGGTCGATGTGACTGGCTTCGTCGATGATGATCAGGGCATTCTCTACGGGTACAGCATTGCCCTTTAGCGCCAATTCAGACTTGCCGGTCTTCAGGTTCTTACGAACCGTGGCACCGATGAGTGAATGGATGGTGGAGACTGGGTAACCGGACTCCTTCGACAGGTGAGACAGAGCCTCACAAGCCTGGTGAGTGGTGGCCGTCAGATGTACGTCCCGAGGGACGTAGGATTCATCCACGATCTTGCACAGGCGGTCGTACTTGGGCAGCACACTGAGGATATGCTGCACCAGAGTAGACTTACCGGTGCCAGCCCAGCCGGTGAGTAGAAGGATGGGTTCGAGACTCATGTAAAACTTGGCAAAGAGTTCAAACCCATCCTTCTGGCCTTGAGTCAGTTCTTCAAAATCGACCATCTAGACCTCAAAATGAGTCACTTGCCCGAAGTCGATCTTGAAGCTGGGATTGCCATGGATCATCCACAGGATAGGTACACCTGGGTTGCGATCCGGGGCACGCCAGAAACCGCCATCGGTGAATACCACCACGGCAGTAGGCTTGTGCTTCTCGACGTAGGCCAAGACAGGGTTGATGTCAGTGCCACCGCGACCCTCAAGCTTCGCTTTCAGCAGATCCTTGGTACTGCGGATTTTGGTGACGTTCATGATCTCGGTGTCGAAAGTCAGCATGTGCATGCTTTCAGGCTTCAGCTTCTTCAGGACACCGTTGAACTCGGAGATGTACCGCTTGACCTCCTCGTCCGTCACAGAGCCGGAAAGGTCGAAGCAGAAGAGTATATCTCCGACTGCCTTGCCCTTCAGGCTCGGTAGATAGTACCGACTTGCGGTACGCCGGTTGGGCCGTTCCCAGGTGAAGCCACGCTTGTTGAAGCGGGTGAAGAACCGTTGCAACTTGGCAGCCAAGGGCAGCTTGGGTTGCAGCAGGTTGTCCAAGAAGACGGTCACGTCACCGGGAATGGAGCCGGCTTGACCGGCCTGGCGAGCAGCAGTGGCAGCGGCTACGATGATGTCGGTCATCTCACCTTCGTCCTGACCATCTTCCCCTTTACCGGGACGCAGGTCGTCCATGGGATCGCCATTGGGATCGAATAACGAAGCACCGCCGCTTTCGCCTTCACCGCCCTTACCGTTCTGCTTGGCTTCTTCGAGTAGGGCTTGATAGACCTCTTCGGTCGTCATGCCCTTGTACTTGTCGTCCTGGCACCACTTGCATTCCCTGCCGTTCTTGTCCTTCCAGATCATCGGAGCGAAGTTGGAATCCTTCAACTCTTGGTTGATCACGAAGTCGCCGGCGATGTTCCACAAGGTACACATGCCGCCACCGGGAGTCTTCACGATGGCTTTGCGGTGTTCCATTCGCTGGGCATGGAGACGGACGATGTGCCCGATCTCATGTGCCAGCAGGGTTTCCTGCTGAGCCTTGGTCAAACCAGAGAAGAACTCCAGGTTGATGCCCATCTTGGTCCCTTGGACGTAAGCGGTGGGCATTTCATCGTCTTGGTGATACCGAAGACGCATTGCAACGTTGGCCAGGAAGACCGAATTGGGCCGTTCCATGAGCCGGATCTTGGCTTTCGAAACCATCTCATTGAAGCTACTCATTTCAGTCTCCCGTGATGAGTTTAGTCATCCGCCAGAGTTTCCCCAGGCGGTACTGTTCCATGAACCTGTAGTTACTGGTTTGATGTTTCATACCCCAAGCCAGTCCCCGGATAGTGGCCTCCCCCAGGGGCAGCCTCTTCTGGTACTTGAGCAGGGCCGCTGATTCGTAGGTAGATGCCGGGGTATCCGAAGACAACACCCGGTACAACTCCACTTCTTCCGTGGCGCTCTTGAAGTAAACAACGGCCACATCTAACAGAGACAGCTTACCTATTTGGTGGGGGAACAGCCCAAGTACATGTGCTATCCCCGCATCCCGCAGGTGGTGTCTGTTGATGGAGAAACGGTCGTAATACTTGTAGAGTTCCCAACCTTCGAACTCCCCCAATGGTTTGTAGGGAGCGTCCTCGAACACCTCATCTGCGGAAACCTCCGGAGGCACCACAAGGTAGTAGTTGCCCATTTGATGCCTCCTTTGGCTTAGAGCAGTTTGTCGGCGTTGGCCATCATCCAGTTGGAGATGGCCGGCACGGAGATCAGACCGGCACCACGGCGCTTGACTGCCCCTTTCAGAGCAACAACACGGTAGTCAGCCGGCAGGCGGTTGATGTACTTGAGCAGTTGCTCCGCGTTCTCGGCATCCATGATCTCGCCGATAGCACCACAGATTGCACACAGGAGACCGGGGTTGTCTTCCGGCACCGGTACGGTTTCAGGGTTCTTGATCAAGTCCTCGGCCTTCGGCACAGACTCGTAGTAGTCCACGAATGCCTTGAAGGTAACCACGTTACCCATGCCGATGGCACCGGCCAGAGCAACACGGTTTTCCATGCTGTTCAGGATGGTGTGGACTTGGCCGTTGGAGTCGGAAACCATGTCGCTGATGAGGGCGTTGGCGAACTCCCAGGTACGAGGTGCTGCGTAGATCTGGCCCTCGTTGGCCGGGTCGAAGGTGTAGAAGGCGTTCGGCTGGAACTCCAGATAGGAGGTGATGACGCTGCTGTAGCCGTTCGGCAGAGCGACGTTGTTCAGCCAGGACTTCAGGTCGTGCTCGACGTACAGGTGTACGAAGCGGCTGATGAGCGCCGAGGACAGCGGGTTGACGATGGCACCGTCGGTTTCCAGGTTACCGGCAGCGACGATGGCCACCGAAGGATGCAGGTTCTTGTGGCCGACCATGCGGTCCAGGACCAGCTTGTACGCCGCTGCTTGACGGGTATCGTCCGCCGAGTTGATCTCGTCCAGGAACAGCAGCCAGCCGTTGTAGCCTGCCGGGATCTTGTCCCCTTCGAGGGGGAGGTGATCGAAGGTCTTGAAGGTGGCACGGTCACCGGCCAGGTCCGGCAGACCCTTCAGGTCGGTGGGGTCGCACTGAGACAGGCGTTCGTCGATCACCAGCAGGTTGAACTCCTTGGCCAGGTTCTTGACCAGGGCGGACTTGCCGATTGCCGGCGAACCGTGAAGCATGGGGACCAGGCCGCACTTGAGGTAGCGACGCAGGATGTTGCCGGCCTTGAAGATGGATACTTTCTGAGTTTCGTCGAAGTGCATGATGTTCTCCAGATTGAACAGTGATTGGTTTCAGTTAACGGGTTGCTGCGCCACGGGAGAAGTCCAGCGGCTGCTTGTGAGGTGAACGGACCGGTCGCTTCTGCGAAGGTTTCTTGGCTTGGAAACCGCCTTCGATGAAATACTGGTGGACCAGGGTGTTGATGAACCGGACGCCCAGGGTGTTGCTGTCGTAGCCTTGCTTGATGGCTTCGGCAATGGCCTTGCGGGCAGTGTCGCGCTTCACGGAAGAGAACAGTTCAAGGTATCCCTCCATCAGGGCCGAGCGGTTGAGTAGCTCCAGGAGATCGTCGAGGGTCGGCTTCTCCAAGTGGAAGTGCAGAGGCACACGGCCCAGGAACTCGTTCTTGACGCCGACCGCACGCAGGTCGTCGAGGTTGTGCATGTCAACGCCATTGAAGGCGCCGGCGAAGATGAAGAGGACTTTACCGACGTTCACTTCTTGGTACTTGCCGTAGTCGCCGTAGACCTTGGTGATGTCCGATTCCAGCATCTTCAGGAATTCATTCTGAACCCCCGCAGTGCTTTCATGGGCCAGTTCCGAGTTGGAATTGCCGGCGATCAGCAACTTGTCGAACTCGTCGGCGAACACAACCGAGGGAACACCGGAGAATCCTTTAACAGCGGCCATCTCTTTCGCCAGGCTGTTACCTGACAAGCCTTCTTTCGTCAGCTGAGCGCAGTTGATCTCGACGAAACGCAGGTCGAGTTCTTCTGCGATGGCTTGAACGGTGTACGACTTACCCGCACCACTGGAACCAGTGAGGATGAAGTGCGGACGCACGGTTCCGATGGATTCCATATGCACCGTCATACAACGACGGATGGATTCGATTGCACTTGCATTGATGTTGGTCATTACAAACTCCTGTAGACTTAGGTTTCTTTCATTAGAGAGGGACACACAATGGCTGCACCAGAATTCAAACTGGTACAACAACAGTCCGGTAAAACGCTGGAGCAACTGATGGCGAAACCGTTGGCTGGTTTGACTTGACTGTACCTGGTGAAATTGCTCCAGGCGCTTTCGAACTGGTGGACTTCGGTTACGGCAACGACTTCAACATGCCCCCTGAACCGGGGGAGACTCGTGAAGAGTCTTGAGCAGGGTGTTGTGGTAACCCATTAATGCTCGCATGAAGTCGTGATGGTTGCCCTCGGGAAGCAAGAGTCTTGCTTCTTCGAGGGCTTCTTTCATTGTGCCATGTGTTGGGTACAGCACCTGGGCTACAGGCCGTACTTCTTGAAACTGGCCCATGTAGCCTCCTTCGTTTCAGTTACTTGAATGCCGCCCGGACCTTGGCCAAAGAGTTTGATGCCTCCTTCATGCTGGTCAGTATTTGGGCGATATGGTTCGGATGAGTTTCCGGGGAGATCCCCAAGGTTTCAGTGACCGCCTTCTTGAAAACCAGCAGGTCATTGCGCTCTGCCGTCAGGTTAATGATCTCTTCCTCCCTTCGTTTCAGTTCTTCTTGTAGAACCTGGTCACTCGCCAGGAGCATGTCCCTTTCTTCTACCACGGCCACGAATCCCTCACGTACCTCGGCCATCTCACCCAGGGTGAGGGTAGCAGACTGTGTTTCGCTTTCCTGGGAAGGGGCGGAAACCTTTTCGATGGCAGAGTGGCTTCTCTGCCTGTACACCTTCATCGTTGTCTTGCCATCTTCCAGGTTGGAGATCCGGTAATGCATCTGGATCAGGGCCTCGTAGATCTCAGCGATCTTGATGTTGTCCATACGTTTTCCTCAGTAAGGTTGAGGGGAAGCTACCAATGTGGTCCCCTCGAATGTCGTTGAGATGCACGAAGCGATACTCACGCCCCCATGCATCCGTGTTGATGTCACCGTTGACGCCGTAGACGTAGCCGGTCCGTACCTTATTCGAACCCGAGTTCAGACCCGCAGGGATCTTCACCGGGCAGCCGTACTTCATCTTCGCCGCCTCGTAGGCATTGATACCCGCTTTGTGGTAAGCCATGTACAGAAGCTCACCTTGCCGGCGACTGCACTGGATGATGGGATGTTCATCCAGCACACGAAGACGAAGGTAATAGTTCGGGCCGGTCTGGGCAACACCGATCACGAATCGGGTATTCACCAGATGGCCACGGGTTACCTCCACGAACTTCGGAAGCCCTTGCTTCAGGGTAGCTATGGACTCCCGAGAGTAGACTGCGGTGTACAGCTTGAAGTTGTGGATGAATTGGACATCGAGCATCTTGTTGTCTGCCCGAATGTCCACGATGTTCGCTACAGGTTGGTCGAACTTACCCAGACCCAAGGTTTCGAGGTCCAGGGTCTTAATCTCGTCCTCCCAAACCAAGGGGAGTCTGGCCATTGGTTATACCTTCTTGGCTTGGAGCGCCACGTTGGTAGCAGCCATTACGAACTGCTCATGGTTACGCTGGGTTGGCACCCGCTGAGCCGTGGTGTGGGCGTTCTTCAGGGTGTTGACCAGGGACATGAGACTGACCATATCTTCGGTCAGCGGCTTCTTGGCTTGAGCTTCCTGCACATAGCGATCACGCTCGGCCACCACGTCCTTCAGCTGCTCGGACAGTTCCTTGTTGGCTTCCATGACGCGACGGCTCAGGCGCTCGGCAGACTTGAGCTTACGCTCCAGGTCTTCCACCTTTTCCTGCGCCTGCTGTGCCCGGCCATAGGCCAGGTGAACTCGGTCAGCAAGACTGTCTCGCTCGTCCTGGGCATCATGGAAGCGGTGGCGCATCTGCTTCAGTAGATCTTCCAGCACACGGATTTCTCGTGCCTGCTGGTACTGGTTCAGGAAGGGGATGAATACTTTGATCATGGGGTACTCCTTACTTGGTTTGGTTGAGTTTCTGGACTTCTTCGTAGATCCCGTACAGGACAAACCAGAGTCCGAAGGAGGCACCTACAGCGAGGGCGCCACCCAGTGCGAACAGCAGGCCGAAGATTTCACCTCCCAGCTGATTGCCGACAATGGCAGCGATGATCACCATCACAATGCCGATCACCGCAGCGGAACGATCCAAAAACAGAAGGTAGGATTTGCGCATATCTCTTTGCTCCTAAAAAAGAAAAGAAAACTATCTAATCGAAATGAATTAAGCAGCATGAAAGCGTTCGGAGAACGCTATTAAGGTATAACGGATTGAAAATCCATCTTAATAAACCTGTAACGGGCATCGGCATAGTCTTTTCCGCTTAAACCAGGTAATTCTATTTCAGCCAATGCACGGAATAACTCTGTGTAGGTGTAAGTCCTCCCCTTCATTCTTTCATGTATCATCTTAATTGCTGCATCTGACACCATGTGAATCAACCTCTGCGTTGAAGATGGAGTCCAAGTCCAAAGCTAAATGAACCTTCTCCATGGTTTCCGCTCCAGGCAACTCCTTGAAAAAGAAGTCTGTACTGTCAAAGAAGTGCCAGGAATCACGATCAACAACACCCACTAAGGCTAAGCGGGCTTTCAACTGTTGGGTTATTACGAGATTACTGTCTTGCATGGACAATCCTCGCTGCTTCTGCCATGAATCTCCTTTTTACAGTACGGGTAAGTTCACTCTTCACACCTATCATGTAACCCCAACGCTTTCTCATCTTTTCCTTGAAGTACTTAGCAGACAGTTCATCAAGGTGTAAATACAAGATAGCCCTACCTAATTCATGTTCCTCACAGTTCTTCATTATTAAGAAACTCCAATGCATCATAGGTGAGGTAGTAAACTGGTTGTGTACACATGGACAACCTTTTCTTAGAGATCTTGGTTACAGCAACCATATTCCTCTCCTTGAGGTACTTATCTTTCAGGTGGCCGTAGCGCAAATAAACTACAGCCTTCCCAAAGAGACTACCTCCGGGCTTAGAATATTTCTCAGTGTCCATAGTCAAACCTTCACGTATGATTCCCGTTCGGCCCTTCGCAATATACGAACGGTCTTGGGTAGTTGTTTGAGGATGTTGTCCGATATTCCAACGAAGTAGGACACACCACCCCAATCACCTTCCTTAGCATGCTTGTCCATCAACATACCAGAGTAGTGCCACTCGACTGATACACGAACCAACTTAAGACCAGTTACTGCTTCCATAATCAAGCCCTCGTGTATGAATCCAACTTCTGTTTGTTCGCTACCTTGGAACCAGCAGGAAGTTGATCCATGAGTACTTCAATTTGCCGAAACGAATCAGCCACTCTCTTCCAGTTTTCTTCCTTGGCGTACTTTATACGAAGTAAGCCTATGTATCTCCACTGCATGGAAACTGCTAGTTCTATACCTCCATCCTGGCTCATCACAATATCCCCAATATTTTCTGTTGGTGGTAGTACTCAAGCCACTCAGCCAAGATCCCAGGATCATCGGGGGCTGGCAGGTTCCTCCTAACTAAAACCAGGTAGTAACAACTTGCATGCTGGTATGGTTTAAGACTGTCTAGCCTGGTCTCGCCGCTGATTATCTGTCGCAGAGCCGTATGATGTTCCGGTGTAACCATGAAACCCCTCCTTGAGATTGCTCAAAAAAAGGATGCCTTCCCCTTTTCAGGGGAAGACAAGATCCAACTCAATGGAGCGTTCGGAGAACGCCCTATCAGTTAAGACAGGGCATACTCGCTATCACGGATGAGTTCAGACAGGTTGTGACAGGTACCTTCATACTGCACATAGCCACCGGTGATCTGGTGGAAGATGTCATTGAGGATGTTACTGTCAGCCATCTCGGCGAAGATGTTGATGTAGTGCTGACGCATCTCGTTGCAGTAGTTGGGGTGGCACTTGAACTCATCGTGTACCGTCACCAGAGGGAACGGCTTGTGAGCCAGCATGCTGACGCACAGATCCTTCAGTGCCTCCAGGTGATCGGTCTCCATGGCTTGCACAGAGTGCGTGTTAACGAAGGGTAGGATGACAGCATCCACCATGTTGGTACGGTTGTAGAGGTCAATATAGATCCTCACCTTCTCATCCTTGGTTTCAATCAGATCCACATCGTAAAGAACGACACGACGCATCAGTTCATCACAGATGGTTTCGTAAGCGAACTCGGTTACCACGGGATCGAAGTTGCAGCGACGATGCATGGAACGCAGGACGTAAGCATCGATACTGTGGATGATGTTGGCAGCATTCTTCACGCTGCGTTCTTCACCGCAGACCACCTTGTAGGCGTATTCGAAGGTAGCACCGTCCATCTCATCCACTTCGATGCGGGTTTCCTTCATGGAGATCGACTTGACCCGAGCATGGTAGTTGTCGGGCAGTACCCACTCGTGTACCTCCTGGTAAGCCTGGTGGCTGTGAATCAGATCAGACAGCATCTCGTTCGGAATCGGGCACACTGCCTGGATGCCTTCGTAGAAAGCTTCCAGTTCAGGGGTTTCCTCACCGAACAGCTTCTTCGGCTCAGCCTTCGAACCATAGAGATGGGTCATGGTGGCCTTCTTGATATCCGAACGCTTGATGTCACCTACCGAAGCACCCATAGCAGTGGATGCAGCGGTGGTAACCAAGCTGTAAGCATCCTGACGGAAGCCAGTGTTGACCAGATTGGTGGCACGAGCACCGTCAATGCATCCGCCAAGGGCAGACATGATCTGCATGCCCGAGCAGCAAGCATCCAAGCCAACCAAGTGACCAGAGGGAATACCCTTCTGTGCTTCACGGATGGCTTGAACAGCTTTGTAGTACTGAGGTGCGGTCTTCTCTTCGCACTCCAGTTCTTCAAGCTCGTCGAAGTGATCCATTACCCACTGGATACGTTGCTCGAACAGGAGCTTGTCATGGCCGAACTGGTTTGCTGCATCAATGCACAGATATTCGAATCCGGTGTAACGCTTCATGGTGTAACTCCTATCACAGTTGGTACTGAACACACTCAAAAGGAACCTCCCTCAGCCGAAGCCAAGGGAGGCGCAGGTATTACTCGGCTTGCATGTTGGCAATGTTCTCGATGGTCAGCGTCTTCATCAGACGGACCTCTTTCGGAACCGAATGCCATACATCCGGCGCACCGATGGTCGGCGGATCGACGAACGCATGGTCGAAGGTGACTGCGTTGTCCTTCTTCTTGTCCAGGAAGCCCCAGAACCAGCGCTTCGCTTGCAGATCGAAGTTCCAGATGCCTTCCAGGTCAGGATTGCTTTCCAGGAACTTGGAGATCTTGCCATCCAGGATCAGCTTGCACTCCATCTGGCCATTTGCGTTGGTGAAGAAGATCAGGTCGCCGTTTTCGTAGTTGCTCATTTGGTAATCCTCAGATGTTGGGGTACGCCAATGACCTCTTCCTTGTTGTAGAGGTCGATCATGGCTTTCTTGTAGGACGCACCTTGGGTTGAGATGTGATAACCCTGTGCGTACAACCGTCCACGCTTGTCTACCTTGTGCAGCAGGTAGAACTTGTTGCCTTGTTGCACCATGAGCTTGTACATCTCATGGCTTTCAGTCTTGAACCGCATCCAATCATCCTGTTGATCTCTGTTCTCCAGGCGCTTGTTCGGTTCTTCCTCGATGGTGCTGAGGAATTCAGTGTTAAGACACAACTCAACACTGTTCACCAGGTTCAGAACATCCAGACAGATGTCTCCACCATGGTGATTGTCATTCAGGATCAGACTCTCAGCCTCACAAGTGAGACGAAGCTTCTGCTTGTTGCTGGTCAAGGTGGCAGGAGCACAAACCATGGGTGGTAAGTACTGCGATCTCTCAACGAAGCGCATCAGATCTTCAGGTAGCTCGATGTTGGACACAACCTTCCAGCTACCGAAGCGTTCATTCTGCTCCAAGTTGTACAGATCTAGCTCACAGAGCACCGCAACCATCTCAGCGATGGTTTTGATGCTGTCAGCCTTGTCATCAAAGCCAAGTACATGAGCCAGTTTCGCAGTGAAGCTGCTAAACAACTCAGGAACCTGACAGTACAGCGATGCAACTGCTACCTCAGTGGTGATGTGACCCAGGTCAAGGTTACGAACTGTCTCCATTCGGAGGTTCTTGGACTCATAACCGTGGTCCGTGTTGGCGTACTCTTCCAGAAGAGCAACACCAGCAGACAGAACCTCAGTCCAGTCCTCATCTTGTTGGAGAAACTTACGCAGATACCCGTCAATGTGCGCCCGTGCAAAGCGGTACTCATTGGCGCGTTGCATATCCTCCGGGAGCATGTGAGTTGGGTGCATAACAGATCCTTAACGATGACTATCTATAGGCGGCAGAACCGCCCTTACGGGCGGCTCCAGAACGTGATGTTGTCAGGGCACATTTCCACCGGCCCCTTCACGAGGAAGTACGGCACATCCGTACCGGGCATCTCGACGTGATAAGACTGGTCCGGGTTCGCATTGGCCAGATTGGTCAGCATGCGCAAACCAGTACCGACACAGTTCAGGTCCGTGGGATCCTGGAACCGACGGCAGGTCTGCAACACGCCAATCTTCCCACTGGCTTGAACGCCGAAGATCCCGTGGTTTCCCCCGTTCTTCAGGATGAAACCACCGATGGCTGAGGCCAGGCCGGCTTCCGGGAACCGTTGCAACAGTTCGGCTGCCATGCCCTTGTTCAATACGGCGTTGCCCGACGCACTGACGGTGCTGCTCAGACATACAATGAAGTGGTCAGCCTGTTCAAAGACTTCCCACATGTTCCCAACTTCGAATTTGGCCATTAGATCAGTGCTCCTATGGGCAGGTCGATGCTACAGCAGTCGCTGGTTTCAGCCGTCAGTAGCAGTTTGTTGTGCTCTGGTACGTACACCAGATTCCAGCGGTGACCTTCGTCTTGGTCGATCACACGCATACGCTTGGTCAGATGACGCAACGTGATTTGGCGCATTGCTTCAACGACGTTCTCGCCGTCAGCGATGAGCAAGCCATCGCTATCGCGGATCACGATCTTCTTCAGGTAGGTGCGAGTCATCTAATAGTCCTTTCAGAAATGAGTGTTTGTAGTTCAGTTTTTCTTTCCAGTACTTCTGCTGCATATCCCAATTATGCATCGCCCGAGCATGCCGGTTCTTCTGTGCCCTCGTCGTAATCCTCGTAGAATGGTCCATCATCTAAGTCTCCCAACTGGAGGTTTGGATTGGACAAACCCTCCTTCGTGTACTTGTCGTGTAGTGACCAGAGCAGAAGCCAGGCTTCCTCAACTGTATCGTCCTCTGCCATCAGCGGTGACCCCCGTACTTATTACGCGGCCCCATTCCTTCATGGTTTGTCTCGTGGGACTTCTTGGGCTTGCTGGGCCTTATACTCCAGCCATCATCGAAGATGATCTGGGTGGGACTGAACGGATCACGGATGAGATCCTCCTTCCGTTTCTTCTTGCGAAGAGCTTCGTCATGCCTCAGTTCTTCCAGAAGAACCGCAATACTGGGTATGTGGTCATGCATATAGTCAGGTCTCCAAAACCATGGGTTAGCACATGGTTTTCCTCGCCGAAAACTTCCGAATTCGGCGATTTACTTTATGGGTTCAGATTCGAGTGGCCCGAGTGTTCCCACTCTTGGTTCCGCAGAGGTGAGAAAGGCCAGAACCGATACTACAAAGTCCGGCGCCGACAGCATCAGAGACAGGCGCAACCTCAGTACGAGGTAGATGATCAGTACCCTGCTGAAGCAGAGCCATTGCAGCAGCAACGGAATCGGCATTACGTTCACGGGAAGCCTTCGAGTCGATGTAGATGGGCTTGGGATGTTTCATGGTGGAACTCCTTACGGTCTGACGGATAGCACAAAGAACACGCCCAACCCCCAAGAGGAGGTTGGGCATGGTGTTACAGGTCGAGCGCTCGCTCTTCCTCGCTGCGGGTGACACCCAGCTTGATGATCAGCCGGCTGACCAGCTTCTTGCAGCGCTCGGCGTAAGCGGTTTCGCTCAGCGGCTTGCCCTTGTCGTCCACGGTCAGGAACTCTTGCAGCTGCATGTGCAGTGCATCGTCCGCACGCAGGCCGAGGCTTACCAGACGAACGTCCTTGCCGTCACGGGTCGGGAAGTGGAAGTTCAGGTAGGCCGAAGCGCCCTTGTTATCGGCGGCTTGGGTGTTGCGAGCTTGGTTCTTCTTGACGAGTGCCATGGTATTTCTCCAGATAGTCATGTGATTGAATGTCGGCGATTGTTGCCATTCCACAGGCGTAGCCTGCTCTTGATCTTGCCTTTCAAGACCGTAGGTCTGGGTAACCCAAATGAGAATCGTTCAGGTTTTATGGGACTATAAATAGCACGATAATCCCAACAGCCACCATTGCCAGCAAGTGGCTTGAGACGGCCAGTACGCCCAACCAGACCCACCACAGCCAGCCCCAAGGACGCTTGGGTTCCATACGAGAAACCCAGAAGGTGACCGCTGCGAAGACCAGGAACAGCCAGACCAGTTGAAGGATCAGCATGGTTTAAGCTCCGATGTACTGATTGAAGACAAAGACGAAGACAGCACCACACATGATGCCAAGAGCCAAGGCACAGCCAAGCTCAGCATCGTTACGGTCAGCGATGAACTTGGACCGGTGCATGTACAGGCCAGCACGGTAGTCGTTCTCCGCCTTGCGGAACTTGACCCGCTCTTTCACCAGCCAGTACCAAGCCGAACCAAAGATGAAACCACAGATGATTGCCAACATGATGAACTCTCCAGTAATAGGTGTATCAGCAGCAGGACTCCCCATGCTGCCATCCATTTCTCATTCGTCACTGAGCAGTAGCGCAGCCAGACGGTGACGCTCCCCCGGCTCTTTTACGTGAACCCACTGCTCTCCACGTAGATCGAAGTACATCCAAGGGATGTCTGCCGCAGTAGGGTTCTTTGCCAGCAGCATATCCCCTGGTTTGAAGACATCTGCCCAAGGTCCAGCAATCAATGATGGTCCCAACAGTTCACCGTCAGCACGGTGAAGGTAGTACTGAGTATGCTTGCTCATGCACAGCCTCCCAGGTGGATCACGATCATCGCTACACCAACGGTTACACCGAGGTAGGCAGCGAACACAGCAGCCAACATGCCAACCATTCTTACAAAGCTCATCTGTCACTCCTTCAATAGCATGACCGCCAAGGCTTGATCCTTGGTCGGTTCGTAAGAGATCAACTGGTTTTTCGTGTACAGGGACCAGTACTCCGCATATCTGTCTGTACTGGTGAAGTGGAAGGTGGCGTACACGACATCACCTTCCTTTAGCTCAGGTATCTCAGGGAAGACGCCGAGAACGACGCCATCCCTGAACACCACACGCTTGTCCGTGCTCATTACCCTTCCCAGGGATCGAAGTCGATTTCGCCTTCTTCCCCTACCAGGCAGATAGCAGACACCAGTCCTTCACAGCCTTGCACAGCGTGCTGAACCCGCTCGATAGCGCCTTCGTCACTGAGGCAGTAGAAGTCCTCTTCGTGCTCAGTACCGCACTCATCGATCCAGGACAGGTTGTAGGACTTGATCAGAGCAGCGTGGATCTTGGCAGCATGGGCAGAGCACTTGCGGAGGAAAGTCAGATTCATGGTTTGGTTCCTTGGTTTCAGAAAGAGAGGTAGATGGGTTTGGTACGGAAGCGAGCAGTAGGCTTGTGAGCCAACTCATCGCCGAAGAAGTTGGACTTGGCTACCCAAACCCAATGGTCGAGGTTCAGAACACGACGTGCAGTGATGAGCGAGCGTACGTGCATAGCATCTTCACGACGCCCGAACATCTGCTCATGGATCAGCATCTGACGCTCTTTACCCTTGATGAGGGTAAGGCAAATGCGGTAACCCTCCAGCTTGCCTTTGGTGGGCATCACGCTAATGAGGAACAGCTGATTTTCAAGGGTAAACGTGGTCATGGTTATCTCCTTCTGGTCAGGTCAAAGTAGTGCCACAGGTAGTAGTTGCACCAGTAGTTACGGAACAGTTCGTTGGTACGCAGAAGCTGAGGTAGGTCACGTAGACTCGGGTGATTCTTCAACAGGTAGTAGAGGATGGATCCGCCACCCTTCATGTGCGCATTGATCCAATCCTCAAAGCGATCCAGGTCATGTCTGATGATCTTGTTCTCGAACACCAGCCGCTCCAATCGGAGGCACATGTTCTGGAAGTTGCTCGTGGCATGTGCCTCTTGCATACCCAGGTAGATCAGTTCAGCTATGGGTTTCATGGTTTTGCTCCTTGCAGAGATCGTAGTAAGCCCAAACGTAGAAGTTGCACCACATGTTTCGTCCACCCCACCACACGTAGCGAGGATGGCACGAACGCAGGTAGTCACTGACGTAGCAGTAGTTACCGAGGATCTTGTATATCCACCGACGGAACTCCTTGCTGTGAGCAACGGTGAGTACACCACCACTCCATGCCTGCGCGGAGACATGGATACACATGGAGTTCAACTTATTCGTCTTCAGGGCCATCTCCATACCTGCACGGATGGCTTCCTTCAAGAGTTTGGTATCCATGTCAGAGCACCACCTTCACATGAGTGGCATAGCCTTCACCTTCAAGGGTGACGGTAGCTTGTGCCAAGAGATGGGAGATGGTTTCTGCATTCCATACCTGCCGGTTGCAGTCCAGATCCCAGAAGCTGATGGACACATCGAACAGAGTCTCGTATCCGAAGCCCACTATCACAGCGAAGGCTTCTTCAACGGAGTTGAACTTGAAGGTCTGGGCCTCACCACAGTGGATGAGGTCAAGAGTGATCAGGTCTTCAGGACAGATGGATGTGATTTCCATGGTGTTACTCCTCGATCTGAATGGTTTGAGTGCCAATGTCACCGACCCCAGAGGCTTCGATGGTTGCTTCTTCATCTGCCAGGTACTGGTCATGGTATGCCTTGTAGTCAGCATCCCAGTAGTCGAAGACAGCACGTACTGTCTCCATGGATTGAACAGGACTGAAGCCACAGTTGATGAGCAGTCTACGCACGTCTGGTCCATCAGGATGGAAGCCACAACCCCACCAATGAGCAGCTGCTTGACGGAGGTTCACGTTACGGAAGAGGTACTTGTTACGCATGGTGGATACCTATAGAGGACTATGAAGTAATGATCAGGCATGAAGCCATACCAACTGCGTAGCAGAAGTGGGTGGGAATAGTGATGGAGTATCAGGTGTATATCGTATTGAATGTGAGGGTATGGAAGGATGTAGGTGTGGGAACCTTGAGGGAGATGATGCAACTCTACGCAGTACACAGTCACTCAAACCTCTCACCATTTTCCCTATTAGCAATCTCAGCAGATTCAAGAAGAGGGAAAGGTTACTTCCTACAACCAACTGTCCAAAGGGAGAAGAGGGAGACGCAGAGGAGTATCAGGAAGAAGGGAGTAGATGTGTGCTCTTGATCTTGATGTGTGCTCTATGTGTGCTTGAAAGAGCTAAGCCCCACTCCGTGTTAGGGAGTGAGGCTAGTGGGTTAGGACTTGGTACCAGTTACACGCTTGGTACGACGCTCGGATTGAATCTCGGCAATGTCTTCAGAGATACCCAGGTCACGTACCAGTTGAGCATGAGCAGCACGAGACTCGACACGACGACGGTCACGGGAAGCTTCAGCATTCTCGTTGAAGAACTCAGATTCATCCTTGGCATAGCGAGACATGTTCTCAGCAGCCTCAGCAAGGTTGGTAGCACCACGGAACAGAGCAGCGAAGAAAGCGAAGAAGGCGTTGAATGCAGCGATCATGAGGAATACTCCAGAGTAGTAGAAGGTAGGTGGTTCGGACGATCATCCGCTCCAAGGCCGAAGGCCAGCAGAGGTGAGCAAGCGCGGAAAACTCAATCTGGGAACACCACCGGGGGGGAGTACCGGATTTGGAGATGCCGTTACTGAAGTACTACCTCCGTAAGTCTGTGAGGTAATTTCCCCTACTGCGATCTACCCTTCGTAACCTGCCATGATCTGGCATGCTTTAGACCAATGGAGTTAAGGCTTGTATACGAACCGGCAGTAGCTGTTTCTAAAGCCTTCAGGGATTGAATGCACGACTCCTTGGCATACTTACTACACAACATATTCTTGTGTAGGTTAGTAACCACAGCACTCACTAATTGATCATCGTTCATATGCACCTCTCCATGTAATCATCCCCTGCTTCAAAGTCCTCCATACTTACCCCATCAGACCGAAGATCACAGAAGATAGAGTAGAGTTCCCTATAGGAATTCTCTGGTGGGTATGACTTCTCCTTCAGTAACTTATCAAGGAGTACCTTGCGGAAGGAGTAATGGACTGCTCTATCCTGTATTTCTTCTGGTTTCATTCTTCACCTCTACTGTATTGTTCTCACCTCCATCACTGCTTTCTCCCAGAGGACAAACCATTGATAGTCAGTGAAGCCACGGGATTTACGAATGAGTTCTGTAGCATCCAGGTACTTGTCTATCAACTCACCTTCTTCGAAATAGAGTCCTTCCTTTCCATACTTGTGGCTGAGCAGTGCAGTGTAAGCACTGTTATATACAGCGGTTTTCAATTGATACTGCATACGTCACCTTGTTACGTCCTTGTCCATTGCATGACCCCATAGGGTAAGCCACTCACCATCACCTAACACCTTGGCTTTGAGTTCATCATCCAGTTCTTTGTGTCTCTTGAGTACCTTATTCTTCTGAATCCAAAGACTCTCCTTACCGTACTTGCAGCTGAGGAGTGCGTTGTATGCAACGTTACACATTAAGGATCTCTTACGCTCAACCATAGGAAGTCAACCTCTCTCTGCTTCTACCCTGTCTGATATCTCATCCCACATGTCATGCCACTCGATGTTACTTAAACCACTTTCACGAAGGGATCTGAATATAATAGATTTCTGACGGAGTACATGATCAGTCTGGTTTAGGAGTCCTTCCTTACAGTACTTGTCGCTGAGGATATACAGGTATACACAGTTACCCATCTCCCTTTCGAAGATCTTCTTCATTCCATATGCCCTAGTGAATCCATCACCCGACTCCATCGATTACCCAATTTGCCATCCCCATTCAGGTAGATGATCATATCGGTGAACCTAGAGCCTAAGAGTTTCTCTTCTGCACCCAGTTTTTCCTTGCGGTACTTGTGTATGTGCAGTGCCATGTATGCGGTGTAGTGGATTAGTTCTTCTGTGTCCATGTGTTCACCTCTTCACTGCATGGTCTATTGCAAGGTCCAGTAGTAAGCCCCATTCAAGGTCTCTCATACCACTGGCTTTCAGGGAATCGATAAGGTTCCTGTAATAAACCAGGGTATCGAAGTGTTGTACGAACTGGTGTTCCTTGATGTACTTATCACTTAGCATGGTGTAGTACAGACTCTTGCACACACCTGGTTTGTATTCCTTGTTGATTTCAAACCGTTCTGATTGCTGCATCGTAAATCCCCCTCCAGGAATCTGGATCGAATCTCCTGGCTTTCAGTTCCAGAAGTCTATCCAGAACCTTATCTGCAAGGTCCGATCTCTGGGCGTACAGACGCTCCCTGACATACTTCTTCTGGAGTAACGATAGGTATGCACAGGAGTGTGCCAAGTCTAGTGTGCCGATGTTCTTCATATGAGAGTCTCCACTGCTTCCCAAACCTGGGTCCATTGTAAGTAGTGAGTACCTACAGCATTGAGATGGTCCATGACCTGGCTACCATCTTTGAATAGTTTGTTGGCCACAGAGAGTTGATGTTCCTTGTAGTACTTATCGCTTAGGACCAAGGTGTATATACATTCGTAAACAGCTGGTTCGGGTTTCATACATCTGCCCCTGCTGCTTTCCACACCTTAATCCAGTCTATGTGAGTAGAGCTTTGTGTGCGTAGATCCCACTGCATACCCCAGGCTTTATCAGAGTACTCTTGGGCTGGGGCTATTAGATATTCCTTCTTGTACTTATTACCCAGCAGGTATAAGAACACTGTCTGGTGTGCGGTATCTATGTCAGTCATACGATCACCTCTATGTGGTCCCATACACAGGACCATGCACCTACGGTCATGCCACTGAACTTGAGTGGGTATTCCAATTGGTGTGCTGTTTCACGATGGAGGTCACCTTTGTTTGTCTGCTTCTCTTTGTAGTATTTGCAACTCAGTAGATAAAGAAAGGCAACCTCGTATGCAGTTGGATCTATGATCATACGGTGTTCTCCAAATAGTAATGTGCCTTGGTCCACTCCTCTGCCTTCAATTTATGGTATCGGAGTAGTTGGCTTATCTCGAACTGGATATCACTGATCCTGGCCGAGTGGGATTCCTTCCAATACTTATCAGACAAAGACCGGAGGAACACATACTGTACTGCTCGTTTATCTAAAACCATGATTACATCATCTCCATTACTACCTTACGTGCGGTTCTCCATTCATGGTGAGGGAGACCATTAACCCTGAGTCCCCAGGTGAGATCCCAGATCATTCCCCTCTGCCTACTGGCTTGAGTCTCCAGGCTCTCCTTGGTGTACTTGTCCATCAGCATCTTTGTGAATGTGGCGTAGACCACCTCATGAAATTCATATCCCGGTTTCATACTATTTGACTCGTGAGTTCCCACCCGGATTCGAAGTCCTTGCGTGTGACGCCCCGGCGGCTCAGGTTAGAGAAGATGGAATTGATATCTTGATACATCCACAGAGTCCCAGGCAGTCCTTCCTTGTGGGCTTTCCTGTAGAGAACCCGTTTAAACGCGTATCTGAGGAAGTCTTCTTCTAGTTCTGGTTTCATACTATTTGTCCTACAAGGAACCGATCATCTTCTATACTCTTCTGCGAAAAGCCTTGGGCAATTAGCTCGAAGTAAGTGGCATTGGCTTCGCGGAACATACTCCCGGTACTGGGCAGTCCCTCTTTACGGGCTTTCCAGTATACGATTCGGTAAAACGTATACCTGCGGATCTCAGCTACTGGTTTCATATCAATTGATCCACATGAGCATCCAACTTCTTCCACTCATCGTAAGACACTCCCTGCCTGCTTATCTTGCTGAAGTCGGCAGTCAGTTTCTCGAACATACGACCAGCACCGTAGAAATCTTCTTTAGTGTGCTTATTGTACATGCGGATGTTGTATAGGTGACGGTACACCGTGCGTAACAATCTTGGTTTCATATTTACACCTTTAGGTTAGTACAGGCATCTGCCCATAGGACTCCTTTATAGAGACCCACGTTGTCTGACAGACCACTGGGTACAATCCTGTATTCAATTAGGAGGTTCTCTTTCAGATACTTGGCTTCACGCTTGATGGAGTACATATAGCGACAAGCCAGTAGCAGGATGTGTTCATTCAAGCTTTCGGAGGTGTCCATCATATATAGCCCTTACGCATTACCAACTCCTTTGCCTTATCCCATACCTGGAACCATTGGCCACCTGTCAGTACGTTCAGGGATTCGGGTGTCTCGCTTACTTCAAGGAGATAGGAGGGAACACCTTCCTTGATGTATTTGTAGTTTAACACCAGGTTGAACATGTGTTGACAGGTTTCATGTAGTGCTTGTTTGTTCATACCGTTGCCCTCAGTATTTCCCAGTACCCAGTCCAGTTGTTCTCTGCATAGGAGTTACTCTCTGGATACGCAACCCTCGATTTAATCCAGGGCAGATTTTCTTTTCGTCGTTTGGCCTGGATCTCCTGGGCCAAGAGATAACGAACTACTGCATCAGCATGATTGTTCATACCATTGCCTCCACTTTGTCACATAGAGCATTCCACTCATCCATGCCCAGGTTATGGTCATGAGGGTACGGACTACCTGACCATTCTTGCATGCGATGCTCCTTGAAGTATTTAGCCCGGAGCAAATTACTGTGCATGTACTTGGCTACATCGATTTCACTCTTGCTATAGGTCATACCATTTCCTTTGCTAGCTGATCCACCTCTTCCCAGTCATCATCAGTTAGATCAGGGCCAGGGATATATGAGAATTTGGTAGGGCGATACATCTTCTCCTTCATGTGCTTGAGGTCCATGAAGTAACGGAATGCGGAGACAAGCATTAACTCTTTTTGCTCAGGGGTCATGTCCGTACCTCTGCGCTTTGCCATGCGGTTACCCACTCATCTGCTGTTACCTGTGAATGGGTCGGGTACTCCGGTTCTTTGAGTGGTATCCGCTCCTTAAAGGTCTTGGATTCCAGCAGGATTTGATACTTAAGGGAGGTGGCTACATGGAGTAGGTGTTCAGAGTAAGATTTATCTCCCGGCACTATAGTGGTGGGTATGCTCATCATACGATTGTCCTCGCTATGGCCATGTGACGATCCCAAGTTTTCTTATCAAAGTTGGGCCAGATCCTTTGAGATACCTTTCTGCTAAGGTAGCTGGCCCTCCCATTGAATCTTTCCCTGGTGTACTTAGAAGACAGGATTCTTGTGAAGGCGCTATTGAGTAGTACAGGATCTAGTTCTGTATTCATACGATGGTTTCCAACTTGCTGTACAATTCAACCCACGGGAAGTTGCCAGTTAACCCTGCCTTGAGGAACAACTGGACACTCCTGTTGCGAAGACCTAATGCTTTAGTCCGGTTGGATTCTTTAAAGTACTTACGCATCAACAAACTACTGAATGCATATGTGTAGTGGTGTTGCGTTGCTTCCATGGTTTAGTTCCTCAAATGTTTATATGCCTCCTTCCACAGGGATTCAGAGGCATGCATCGACAGCACCTGGACATATTCAGAGGTGTAGTCGTTAGGCTCTGCGTAGCCAAACTCCTTGAGGTGCTTCTTCTCCAACACTCTCCCATAGCAGTAACCAACTGCTGCTTTTATTTGGTACAGCCAAATGCCACTCATGTTGATAGATCCCCCATGACTTCACGTAGATCGTAGTGGTTGAGTGTGAAGTTGTGACACTTCTCTAGCGACACCTGAAAACCAGATATGCTGTACCACTCTTCCCAGTTCCTTTCCTTGGTAGCCTTGCGACTGAGCAAGGTCAGGTAGGCATAGTGCATCAGAACTCCTCTTGGAATGGGGTCAGACATTGAGTCCCTCCTTGTCCAATTCCCGCAACAGTCTGATGGACTGGTTCCAATCTCCATGGAAGAAGTTGTTGGTTATTATCTGCTCTTGCCTGACGGCTTCCTGTTGGTAGGCGTCACGGCCATAGGCCCGACGTTCCTTCCTGTGCTTATGCGCAAGAACCTCTGTGTAGAGTAAGCGGAAACCAGCCATCCTCAAGTACAGAGATCTCTCTTCAGTTCTTGTTAAAGTAGGCACTTTCTAAACTCCTGAATTTCATGTAGCGGATACCGTACTTCTGCATCAAAGCCGATAGCAGATAGCTCGCCTTGTCGCGGAGGTCTTCAACTACACTGTATCGCCTCTCCTTGCTGTACTTCCGAGCCAGTACACCAATGTTCTTGCGGGTACAGAAGTAAGGTGCGAGACAGTTGATCAGTTCATCGTCGGTCATACTGAGGTCACGTCCAGTGAGTAGATGTAGTTCACTATCTCATACCTGGGGCACAAAGGAGCCAGGGCATCCAGGTCGAGCATGAACTTATCGTAGAGTTGGTTGGCTTCCTCCACTACACCCTCCTTGAATATCTTGTTAATACGGAGGATCCGGTACATCAGTTCAGCTGATTTCTCAATACTTAACATAGCCACGCTCCCGCGCTGTTACATACAGTACTGTGGCAGCGTCACCGACCAAACCACCATACATGTTCTGGTATCGTTCCACTGAGGGGCAGTCAGCTAAAGGGGGTAGACGTAACCCCTCCTTAAAATACTTCCGCCTCCTGTACCTGAAGTGAACGAACTCAATCAGGTCTTCCTCGGGGATTGTCAGGTTAACGATTGACATAGGTGTATCTCCTTGGTTTGGTCTGTGTGTTATGCTAGGTTCAACCTATACACAACCGAGGTTCTATCATGACTCAAGCTGCTGTACCTGCACAGCCGATCACTCAGTTGACGGCAGACCAATTCAAGAAGTCCTTGCCGGAGAAGCTCCGTGGGTCCATCACCCCGGAGATCATGAATACTCTGAATGGGATGCTCGCCGATCCCGACATGTGCGAAGCCTACCGGGACAACCTGCTGGGCTACACGCATGTGATGAACGAAGGCAAGTTCAAGCTGGATGGGTACATCCATGCGGTGAAGTACGTGAGCCACAAGCTCATGGGCTGCACAAACATTGACGCCTTCAGCCGGACTTTCCCTGACAAGATCCAGCGGTGGACGATGCAGAACTATGCATCGAAAGACATTGCCAGCTACGTCAGTGCGTACAACAAGTCGAAGCTGGTGAACCTGATTCTGGAACAGACGTTGATCCCGACTCACGTTCTGAATGCTGATATCTACCAGAAGGCCATTAACGTCCAGGCTGAACTGATGATGACTGCTACTTCGGAGAAGGTTCGGTGTGAAGCAGCCAACAGTCTGTTGACTCACCTGAAGGCACCGGAGAAGACCAAGCTACAGATCGATGTGTCTGCTGGTACTTCGTCTCTGCTTCAGGATCTCCGAGCCAACGTTGCAGCACTGGCAGAGATGGAACAGCGGATGATCTCCAGCAACCAGATCACTGCACGGGAAGCAGCAGAACGCAAGCTTGTATTCGAACAAGCTGAGGATGCGGAGATCATTCAATGAATGTAGAAGATGACAACATCTTCAACATCGGCGTAGACAGACTGAGCAAAGCCATCAGTGATCACTACGCTGAAGCGGAGATGGAGAAGGAGGCACCCACAGTAGAGAAGTGGTTGAACTCCGTCTGCTACGACTATGCCCTGCCTTACACCCCTGGTTTGTTCGCCATCGAGTTTGTCCAGTTCATCAAGCTGGTGAACGGCGGGCAAGGCGAGGAGAACAAGACTCCGGTTCTCCATTACCGGATGCTCGATCAGGTAGGCAGTGGCGAACGACGTATCGCCAACATGGTTTTCCGTGGTGCGGCCAAGACCACTCTGATGGGTGAGTACCTGTTTCTGTACCTGGGGGTCTATGGTGATCTTCCTGGTTTCGGGAAGGTAGACCTTGCTCTGTATGTATCCGACTCCATCGATAACGGGGTCAAGAACATGCGGAAGAACTTGGAGTACCGCTGGGAGAACAGTGCTTTCTTGCAGCAGTTCCTGCCTCCCGGCGGTGGTACAGATTTCACCGACATTCGGTGGAAGTTCGTCAACATCGAAGGGAACGTCTTCATCGTCAAAGGCTACGGTGCCAAGACTGGTGTCCGTGGTGCGAAGGAGATGGGTAAGCGCCCCCAGCTTGCGGTTCTCGATGACCTGGTTTCAGACGAAGATGCTCGCTCGCCTACTGTGATTGCGTCTATCGAAGACACGGTTTACAAGGCGGTGGACTACGCATTGCACCCAACCCGTAACATGATCATCTGGTCGGGTACACCGTTTAACGCCAAGGATCCGCTGTACAAAGCAGTCGAGTCCGGTGCCTGGAAGGTGAACGTCTACCCGGTGTGCGAGAAGTTCCCATGCTCGGAAAAAGATTTCCGTGGTGCATGGCCTGACCGTTTCACCTACGACTTCGTGAAGAAGAAGTACGAGGCTGCACTCAAGGCAGGGAAGATCGACACGTTCAACCAAGAACTGATGCTTCGCATCATGTCGGATGAAGACCGCTTGATCCAGGACAACGAGTTGCAGTGGTACGACCACGGCTCGGTTACCCGGAACAAGAACAACTTCAACTTCTACATCACCACAGACTTCGCAGTGTCTGCCAATACTGCTGCTGACTACAGTGTCATCAGTGTCTGGGCACTGGCTGCAAACCAGTCTTGGTACTGGGTAGACGGAATCTGTAAACGGCAGCTGATGGACAAGAACGTGGATGACCTGTTCCGTCTGGTTCAGAAGTGGAGGCCCATGAGTGTGGGTATCGAGATCTCCGGACAGCAGGCAGGTTTCATTCCCTGGCTTCAATCCGAAATGAACAACCGGAGGTTGTACTTCACCTTGGCGTCGCAGAACAACAAGGGCACCCCAGGTCTACGGCCATCTACTCAGACCTCTAAGGTAGAGCGGTTCATGGTCATGGTTCCCTTCTTCAAGACTGCGAAGATGTTCTTCCCTCTTGGCTTCAAGAGCCACGAGTGGATGCGGGAATTCCTGGAGGAGATCAGTCTGGTTTCTCCTGCTGGTTTCCGGTCGAAGCATGACGACGTATGCGATACTGTGAGCCAGCTTGCTCTGATGAATCCCATCCCACCTTCGGAAGAGGCACCAATGCACTACTCCCATGAAGGGCAGATGTGGGAGAGCGAAGCTGAAGAGCAATCATATTCCTGGCGGGAGAGCTATCTGGTATGACTTTCAAACTGAAAGAGGTGGTTAACGAACTCGTTGACTTCCAGCTGTCCAACATCCATGTGGTGGATGGCGAGACACACAAGCTCAATCCGATCTTCATTCCGAAGATCGCAAGGGCTGTGAACGATGGAGTCTTGGAACTCCACAAGAGATTCGATCTCAAGACCGGTACTATCCGGGTAGAGATGCTGAAGGATACCTATCGGTATCACTTGGTTCCTGAAAGGCAGAAGGGTAACCGTGCCAAACCAGGGATCGTTCAGTATATCGAGATGGAGCACGACAAGCTGTTCCCTCGGTCTATCCTGAAGGTGGAATCCGTTAAGGATTGTCATGGACGGGAGTACGATATCAACACTGGTAGTTGTTGGTCCGTTACCTTTCCCCAAGACAACATCTTGGAGATAGATCCCGACCTGTTCTCGTACATTCCCGGCAAATACCTGACATTGAAGTACAGGAAAGCACCGAGAAGTCAGATTGTGTGTGAGGATGTGATGGAAGACTGGGCTTGCATTCCAGTTGATCTTCCCTATACTCACAAACAAGCTCTGACCTACTTCGTTGCGTCCCGTTTCCAGACTCCTATCGGATTCATGGAGAACACTGCACTCGAAGGAGTGAACTACGCAAGGATGTACGAGTCGGAGTGTGCCAATCTGGAGGCACTAAGTTTGCACAATGGATCTCTAGGATTTGTAGATCCTGTGCGACGGGGAGGCTGGGCGTAAGGGTGAAGGGGAACCAGGACGGTTCCCCTTTTTCTTTTAGGCTTTGCCGGTGCTACCGAACCCACCTTCACCACGACTGGTTTCAGGAAGTTCTTCCACCAGTTGCAGTTCCGGGGTATAGGCCGGGACGATCACGAACTGAAGTACACGATCACCCTTCTCCCATTTGAAGTCCGGGCCGTCGGTCAGGATCTTCGCCATCCATTCCCCGCGATAGTCAGCGTCGATTACCCCACAGGTATTGCGAAGACGTACACCCATCTTGGCTCCAACTCCCGAACGGGGAAGTAGCAGAGCTACGAAGCCAGGCGGGATAGCCGTAGAGAAGCCCAACGGAACGAGTTTGTCCGTGTTCATCTTGGCTTCGCCGGCCTCCGGCATGTAGATATCGAAACCACCTGCGGTATCACTACCACGGGTAGGCATGATAAAGTCCTCGCACAGCGCTTTAATTTCCATTTGATCTCCTTTGGAGTGGATGATGAATCAAGATAATGAGCTACCTCCCCAGGAGGTAACAGCGCCTGCCAAGTTGCAGCCGGATTGGAGCAATGCTCCAAACCTGTCGCAACTGAAACAGGACTTTGATGATGGCAAGCAAGTAGCCGAAGCCCAGATCTCCAAGATCAAGCAGTGGCTAGATTACATGCATGCCACTGGTGAAGGTAAAGCCAGGGCACCGAAAGGTCGATCTCAGGTACAGCCGAAGCTGATTCGTAAGCAGGCCGAGTGGCGATACGCTTCCCTGAGTGAACCGTTCCTCTCCAGTCCCAACGTGTTCAACGTTGAGCCGGTTACCTGGGAGGATGTGGAAGCTGCCCGCCAGAACCAGATGGTCCTGAACTACCAGTTCAACAACAAGTTGAACAAGCAGAAGTTCATCGACACGTTCATTCGTGCAGCAGTGAACGAAGGTACTGCAATCGTCAAGACCGGCTGGGATTTCAGAACTCGTGAAGTGGAAGAGGTGAAGATCACCTATGCCCTGTACGAGGACCAGTCTGCGATGCAAACCATGGAAGAGATTGCCCAGCTGAAGGCTGAGAGTCCTTCCGAATATCCTGAACTCCCCGAGGAACTTCGCGTCGCTTTCGAGAACTATGAAAGTGATGGCATTCCCTACATCGCTATCCCGAATGGTAGCGAGAAGGTGAAGGTCCAGAAGACTGTAGTCAACCAACCAACCCTGAAGGTATGCGACTTCCGCAACATCGTCATCGATCCGTCTTGCAACGGTGACATGAACAAAGCGAAGTTCGTGGTTGAAACCTTCGAAAGCTCCTATGCTGAACTGAAGGCTGATGGTCGATACAAGAACCTGGAGAAGATCAATGAACAGACCTCTGACATTCTATCCCAACCTGACTACGCCACTGGGTCGGAGAGTGTTCGCAATTTCGACTTTGCTGACCGCTCCCGTAAAAGGCTTGTGGTTCATGAGTATTGGGGATATTACGATATTCATGGTGACGGCGAGTTGCATTCTATTGTCGCAACTTGGGTAGGTCAGATCCTCATCCGTCTGGAACTGAACCCGTTCCCGGACGGTAAGATTCCCTATGTAGTTGCTGCATACCTGCCTGTGAAAGACAGTGTGTACGGTGACAGTGACGGATCTCTGTTGATCGACAACCAGAAGATCGTCGGTGCCATCTCTCGTGGGATGATCGACATCATGGCCCAATCGGCCAATGGTCAGGTTGGTTTCCAGAAGGGTGCATTGGATATCACCAACCGTCGGCGTTTTGAACGGGGTGAAACCTATGAGTTCAACCCAGGGAACAACCCGGCAACTGCGATCTACACCCATACCTTCCAGGAGATTCCGCGATCTGCTGAGTACATGCTGAACCAGCAGCAGCTGGAAGCGGAGTCGATGACTGGTGTGAAAGCTTTCAACACCGGCATCTCTGGCCAGGCATTGGGCGATACGGCTACTGGTATTCGCGGTGCTCTGGATGCTGCATCGAAACGGGAATTGGGCATCCTTCGTCGGCTGAGTGATTGCCTGATCGAAGTAGGTCGTCGTGTAATCGCGATGAACGCTGAGTTCCTGGATGACGAAGAAGTCATACGGATCACCAACGAAGGGTTCGTTACTGTTCGTCGTGACGATCTTGCCGGTGAGTTCGATCTGCGGTTGAGTATCAGCACTGCTGAAGAAGACAACGCCAAGGTTGCCGACTTGAGCTTCATGCTTCAAACCATGGGGCCGAACCTGGAATGGGGAATGAACCAGATGATTCTGGCGGAGATTGCGGAACTGAAGAAGATGCCAGACTTGGCACATCAGATTCGTAACTACCAGCCGCAACCGGATCCGATTGCTCAGCGTAAGGCCGAACTGGAAGTTGCTCTGCTGGAAGCACAAGTTCAGGAAACTCTGGCCAAGGCACAGCAGGCTGCAAGTACTGGTTACCTCAATACCAGCAAAGCTGGCACCGAAGGTCAGAAAGCTCGTGCTCTGGGTAGTCAGGCAGACCTTGCAGATCTGGACTTCGTTGAACGTGAGTCTGGTGTAACTCAGGAACGAGAACTGGAGAAGACGAGGGTACAAGCTGATGCTCAAGCACAGGGAAGACTCTTGGATTCCATAGTCCGCCGCAATGAAGAGGCAACTGTAGCCAGGACTTCCAAACGATAAACTAACTATGTATATTAGAGCCACCCTTACCCGGTGGCTCTGTCCACTTAACCAGAGAGAAATGAGATGAATTCGACCATCAAAGAAATTCAAGTCAGTGTCCAGGAACTGAGAGACCACATCAAAGCTGGTGAAGCACTGGAACGTCTTCGCCGGAACAGTGACTTCCATCTCGTGGTCAGCCATGGCTATCTGGAAGAAGAAGCCATTCGCCTGGTCCACAGCCGCAGCGACATGTCGAACCAAGGTCTGGCCGAAGCCAACCTTCGCGATATCGAAGCTATCTCGTCCTTCCGCGACTTCCTGATGAACCTGGCCCGTCGGGCCGAACAAGCCAAGGGCGCGCTGGAGATCTACGAGCGTGATCTGCTGGAAGCCGAGGCCGAAGCAGAAGAGGCGGGTGAATAACCATGGCTGATCTCGACTTCCTCGACATGCCGGATGACGAACTCCCCGAGTTCGAATCGGTACGCGAACAGATCGAAGAAGCGGATGCCAAAGAACCGGAGGGGCGTGAAGACGCCTCTACTGGTTTGTCCGCTGAAGAACAAGAGCAAGCCGAACTGGAAGCTCAAGTTCAACCAGAAGAAGACGACGATGACGAACACGTCGGCGAGCAGTTGGGTGATGAAGATACCCCTGCTGAAGAAGAAGACCCCGCCGAGGATGAAGACGGCGAAGCTAACGAGGATGAGGCGCCAGCCGAGTCCGAAGTTACGGATGCCGGCGAATCCGAAGGCAAAGAGCAAGAGAAGGAAACCGAACAAGCAACTGCTCCTGAAGAGGATGTAGTTAAGTTCCGTGATACGATCCTTGCTCCGTTCAAAGCCAATGGTCGAGAGATCCAGGTGAAGAACGCCGAGGAGGCACAACGTCTGATGCAGATGGGTGCCAACTACAACCAGAAGATGCAGGCACTCAAGCCGCATCTCGCTCTGCTGCGACAGTTGGAGGACGCCAACCTGGCATCTCCTGAAGCAGTGGGGCAGATCTTGGATTTGCTCAAGCACAAGAAGCCGGAAGCGATTGCTGCCCTGGCCAAAAGTGCAGGGGTAGATCCGCTGGATATCGATGAGAAGAAGGTCGAAGGCTATAAGCCCCAGGCTGTTCAAATCGATCCGGTTGCCGAGGCAATGTCGGATGCACTGGATGCTATCCAACATTCGCAACACTACACTCGTGTAGTTAACACTGCCAAGGCATTCGACTCGCAGTCCAAGAAGTGGCTTTCCGAGAACCCTGCTATTCTGGGTTATATGGAGAGTCAGATGAGTAACGGCGTATTCGATATTATCGATGCCGAAGTTGCTCGTCGTAAGATTCTGGATCCGCGAGTTAGCAACGCCCCGTACTTGCAGGTTTACCAGCAAGTTGGTGAAGAACTTCAGAAGCAAGGAGCTTTCGCTGCTATCGAACAAGCTGCGGCCAATGCTCAGGCAGTTAAAACTCCCGCTGCTCCTGTTAAGGTCACTACTGCTGGTGCTAAACCTGCTAGTGCGGCTGTTAATGCGCGTAAACGTGCAGCTGCTCCTACTTCTTCTTCCACTCCGCGTAAAACTCAGGCAAACTACAACCCGCTTGATATGTCGGATGAAGAGTTCGAGAAGCATTCGGCACAACACTTCAAATATATTCACTGAACTGCAACTGAAAGAGGAAATGAGCAATGGCCGCTCCAGATCCGTACAAGCCCGGTAAGTACAACGACCCTGCGGGCGGGGTAGAGTCCAGTATCGGTCCGCAAACGCAGACTCAGTACTGGATGAAGCAAGCTCTGATCGACGCTCGTAAAGAAGCGTACTTCGGTCAGCTGGCTTCCGTCTTCGGCATGCCGAAGCACTACGGCAAGAAGATCGTCCGCATGCACTACATCCCGCTGCTCGACGACCGCAACATCAACGACCAGGGCATCGACGCTTCCGGCGCTACCATCGCCAACGGCAACCTCTACGGTTCGAGCCGTGACGTGGGCACCATCGTCGGCAAGATGCCGACCCTCACCGAAGTCGGCGGTCGTGTGAACCGCGTTGGCTTCAAGCGCGTTCTGCTCGAAGGCAAGCTGGAAAAGTACGGCTTCTTCCGGGAGTACACCCAGGAGTCGCTGGACTTCGATAGCGACGCAGAACTGGACATGCACGTTGGACGTGAGATGCTGAAAGGCGCCAACGAGATGACCGAAGACCTGCTCCAGATCGACCTGCTCAACAGCGCCGGCGTCGTCCGTTATCCGGGCGCAGCCACCCAGGACAGCGAAGTGGATGCCACCACGGAAGTTACCTACGACTCCCTGATGCGCCTCAACATCGACCTGGACAACAACCGCGCCCCGAAGGGCACCAAGATGATCACCGGCACCCGGATGATCGACACCCGCACCATTCCGGGATGCCGTCCGCTGTACTGCGGCAGTGAACTGATTCCGACCCTGAAAGCCATGAAGGACAACCACGGCAATCCGGCGTTCATCTCCATCGAGAAGTACGCGGCTGGCGGCAACACCTTCATCGGCGAGATCGGTGCAATCGATCAGTTCCGCATCATCATCAACCCGCAGATGATGCACTGGCAGGGCGCCGGTAAGGCAGTCGATCCGGCTGCCGACGGCTACCACGACTTCAACGACAAGTACAGCATCTTCCCGATGCTGGTGATCTCGTCCGAGGCGTTCACCACCGTTGGTTTCCAGACCGACGGCAAGAACGTCAAGTTCAAGATCTACAACAAGAAGCCTGGCGAAGCGACCGCTGACCGCCTGGATCCTTACGGCGAAATGGGCTTCATGTCCATCAAGTGGTACTACGGCTTCATGGTGTACCGTCCCGAGTGGATCGCGCTCATCAAGACCGTAGCCCGCCTGTAAGGTAGGCTAGAGGGGAGGGAAACCTCCCCTTTTTTAACTCCGCCCAGAGGAATCAAACCATGTCTCTCGACAACGCCCTGAACAACGAAGTCCAAGATCCCACCGAAGAAGATCCAGCTGCTCTGCCGCAGCGTTCCGAACTGGAAGTCCTGCAAGAGCGCGCGACCCAACTGGGTCTGAAGTTCCGTTCCAACACCGGCGTGGACAAGCTCCGTGCCATGGTCAATGCCGCCATCGAAGGCGAAACCATCGTAGACGAGGAAGAAGAAGTGTCCGAAACCGCCATCCCGCAGCCGAGCGCACTGGCCGCTGCCGCTGAAGAAGCCGAAACCCCGAACCAGCGTAAGCGCCGCCAGCGTAACGAAGCACGTAAGCTCGTCCGCTGCCGCATCACCTGCCACAACCCGAACAAGACCGAATGGGAAAGCGAGATCTTCACCTTCGGCAACGATGTCGTCGGCACCCTGCGTCGCTGCGTTCCGTTCGAAACCGACTGGCACGTCGAAGCCGCCTTGCTCAACATGATCAAGGCCCGCAACTACCAGCACTTCTACAACGCCAAGGATCCGAGCACCGGCAAGACCTACCGTACCTCCAAGCAGGTACGTGAGTTCGCCGTCGAGATCCTGCCGCCACTGACCGAAGCGGAACTGGAAGACCTGCGCCAAGCACAAGCCGCTCGCGGCACGCTGGATTAAGGAGTAAGCCATGGCTGCCCAACCCATCACACTGAAGGACTTGACCGAGGTCAAGATCACCGGTGAAGGTGCGTTCGATCAGCTGATGCAGGCACTGCGGAATCACCTGGCTGAAGAACGTTCCAAAGGTCGAATGAAAGACCAGGAATACGGCCAGGTTCTTTCCGCTGGTATCGCAGCCATTCTTCAGAATGCTGTGGTATTCCTGCTTCAGAAGGATGAAGCGGCCAACAAGGCTGCCTTGATCGAAGCACAGATCAAGCTCACCGAGAAACAAGGTGAGTTGATCGACAAGCAGATCCTAAAGGAAGAGCATGACGCTGAACTGATTAAGGCCAAGACCAAGCTGACCCTGGAACAGGCGAAGCTGCCGGAGTCCCAGATCAAGTCTGCTGGTTTCCAAGACCTGCTGACCCAAGAGCAGACCAAGATGCCTGCTGCTCAGATCCGCAAGCTGGATGCTGAGATCACCAGTCAAGGTTTCCAAGACCTGCAAGTGCAGGCGACCACCAAGCGGGTGGACCAGGAAACCAAGAACTTGGTATCGCAGAACTCGGTCATCCTGAAGCAAGCGGAACAGCTGACCCAGCAGATCCTGAATGCGAAACAGGAACTGCTCAACTTGGTTGCCCAGGAGTGTCTGCTGAAGGCCCAGTACGACCTGACCATGGAACAGAAGCTGAGCACCACTGCACAGACTGCACTGGTACAGCAGAAGACCAATACCGAACGAGCACAGACCGTCGCCTCCGGTACTGATCCTGATTCCGTCATCGGTCGTCAGAAGGCTCTGTACCTGGCACAGTCGGAAGGCTTCAAGCGAGACGCCGAGCAGAAGGCTGCGAAGATCCTGGTGGATTCCTGGAACGTGCGTCGTACAACTGACGAAGGCACTGTGGCTGACCAGACCAACGGCCTGTTCGACCCGAACATCGGGAGGGCTATCAACAAGCTCCTCTCTGGTGCAGGGGCGTAAGCAGTTAGGTGTACACTAGGGGGACTTCGGTCCCCCTTTTTCATGAGGCGAATATGGGAATCTTCAGTGTAAAAAAGAAGGTGGTAGTGAATACCACTGTGCAACGTGTATTCGAAGAGACATCGATTCCTGATTCCCCCAAGTCGGGGATCATTAAAGGAATCATGGCTGGTGATGATCTCGTCGAATACATGCTGGAGCAGACTTCTGGAAGTCTGGGTATCCGTGCAGATGTTGGGTACAACTGGGCAAAGTCCAATGACTACTTCTGGGGTATGCCTCAGAGCAAGATCCTCAGTGGCATTGATGCACGTCAGATCGTTGCTCAAACCATCGCCAGAAGTGAAGGTCCGATCACTACCTACTACAACAATTACGGGGCACTGAACTCCATTCATTGGGCCTACACTGAGTGCATCCGTCTGTGGCAATGGAACCCAACCACCAACAGGCTTCCTGGTTTGGAAGCCGGGCGTGGACAGGTGTTCCTATATGACGCAGTACCCTACTATTCTCAGGACACCCTGGATTGGAATAAGGATGTATTCACCCTTGGTTTGTTGGAGAACTGGGGCTTCAGCCCATTGTCTGGTGTGACTCCCTCTCGGCCCTACAACACAGTTGGAGGCATGGGGCAGTATGCAAACCAGAGTCCTTACAAGCAGTCCGCTGATGGGACAGACTATGTGCTGATTACCTATGAGTGGAAAGACGCTAATGGGATTATCCAGAAGGGTACTCATCGCCTAAACATGACCATGGACCTGGAAGCTGACTACCATCAAGTTAGGTTCCGTCGTAATAACGGCACTGTAGGTTTCTTCACCTACAAGCAAGGAAGCGGTACTTACCCTGACATTGACGGTGTGTTCACCATCAAGTATGAAGCCGCTGGCACTTATTACCCATGGGCGTATTTCCACTTCAACAAGTTGCCGGCTCAGGCACAGGGTGCTAAAGCATTCTGGGACTGTAAGAAGTGGTGCCGCTATCTGGGTGCTGACTATGAGAAGTTGATGGACACCGTGCAGTTGGACCCCAACTTGCAAGATGTTCAGCAATCCATCCTGTTCATGGGAGTCAACCCAGGATCCGAAGAACAGTACGATCAGAACTATCTGTTCGAGTACTGTGCCTGGCTTTACCACAATGGAATCAGGCAACGGCAGAAAGCACAGGGTTTGCCAGACAAGTTCGGCGACTACTCCAATGCCTTGGACCAGGTGATTACCATTCAGGATAAGCACTTTGGAATGGACTTCAGTTATTCCGGTATCAAGTTCGAACGTAAGACTGGCAAGGTAGCTCCAGTCGGGAAGTTCACAGGTAAGCAGCTGACCGCAGAGAATAGCTCTGGATTGCTGTCCACTATCCAACCTGCTTACCGGTATCAGAAGCAAGTGCTGGATGCTGTGTACGAAGAGGTGACTATCTTCAACCCTCAGTTGCACTACCGGGTTACTCATAAGAAGGGTCACGTAGCTGGTCCAGGAGCTAAGGAACTACTGTTCCCCCTGGACAAAGCTATTGTGGATCAGCTGTCTGTGAGGGGTAAGGAGAAGTTGCTCGCTCGTGCTTTGCATATGTGCGTGAACACGTTGACCATTATCAAGGCGCCCTGGTACTCCAGTAACTTCTTCAAGATCATCCTGATTGCAGTAGCTATTGTGGTGACTGTGTTCACTCTCGGACAAGCATGGCAAACCATCATGGCAGCAGCTGCACTTGGTGCTACCGCATTGGCCATCACTGTCCTACAGATGATCGTCACTGCTATCGCTATCGACTACGGTGTGAAGTTGTTTGTGAAGACCGTAGGTGCTGAACTTGGTCTTCTGGCTGCTGTTCTCCTCATGGCTGTAAGTGCTTACGGTATGAGTACCGAAGCCACTTGGAGTGAGAACTTGATGGCCATCAGTTCGAACATGGCCAAGACTGCTTCCCAGGACTTCCAAGCTGAGATGGCTCAGCTGATGAAAGACATCTCCGCAGAGTTGGCTACTTTCGATGATATGATGGCGGAACTGGACGATACTGCTAAGGAACTTGGTTTGGGTAAAACCCCACTCCTTGGTCCGCTGGACGTAATGCACATGTCCCCAGCAATCATCCCAGGGGAAACCCCAGGAGACTTCTTCCAGCGAACGATTCATACTGGCAACATAGGGGCGGCTAGCTTGGATGTGGCACAGCACTTCGTTGCAACCAAGCTCACCCTCCCTGAGATCAATGAAACCATCAACGAGGTGAATGGCTATGGCGTATCCGTATAGCAACAACCCCTTCGGAGTCGAGTTGGACCTGTCCACTCTTGGCTCCTTTGGTTTGGGTGGACCCCAGACCAACATTCAGATGCCGAGCATCAACGTCGGTGCTGACGCTGCTCCTGCCCAGGGCTTGGCGAATCTCATGTCTGGCTTCGGCGGATTCTTCAACCAAGAATCCATGTTCGGGGGTGTCTCCGAATCTGGTGCCCGTACCGGTGGATGGGTAATGCCCGCACTTGGTATCGGTCAAGCACTCTTGGGAATGCAGGCCGGCAAGCGCCAGGAGAAGTTTGCGCGAGATCAATTGGCAGAGAGCCGTCGTCAGTTCGACCTGAACTTCGGTGCTCAGCGCCAGTCGATCAACACCCAACTGGAGGACCGTCAACGTGCTCGGGTAGCTTCTAACCCAGGTGCGTATGAGTCCGTAGACAAGTACATGGAACGGAATCGGATTCGCTAATGCCGCCTATCACTTGGCGTAACATTGGAACCACGGTAAGCCCCGGCAGTGCTCGTTCGCTGACTGCCGGGACTACCGGTGTCCAATCTGCACTGGCTTCGCTCGGCGACATCATCAAGCAACAGCAAGAGATGGCCGTGGCGAATGCCGGTGTACAGCGTGAAGCCAACACGCAAAACTACCTGGACCAGGTTGCCTCGGCTGACCTGAGCCAACTCCAAGATCCTGATTTCGTCGCTGGTTTGGCGGGTCAACGTGATGCCATGGGCATGCGTCTGGACCGTGCCGCAACCCGTGATGCGATCCTCAACCGTAGACAAACCCTGCAAAAGGATGCTGTTGCTCAACAGGCATTCGCCGACCAGCAGGCTGAAGTAGAACAGCGTGGTGTCGTAGATGAGCTACGCACTCTGGCTGCTCAAGGCCGTGGTCGTGATGTGGACGCCATTCTGGCCGAACGTCAGTTGATCAACGAAGGGGAGATCCGTAAGGAACTGGCGGGTGTCCAAGACAACCTGATGCAACGTCAGTACCGGGCAGCCGGTGAACAACGTGCCCAGGCTGCTGCGGATCGTGCTGCTGAAGCTCACCAGTTGTCCATGACCGCTGGCCGGGAGAACTTGGCGTACCAGCGTGATCTGCGTCAGGACGCAGCACGAGAACGGAACGACAACAAGCTGGCCGACAGTGCAGTAATGGAGATCTCCAACCAGTTCAGGGAAAGCCGGGAAACGGCCAATGCTCTGTTGCGAGATATCGGCAAAGAGCAGGGACTTCCCACTGATGACACTGGTTTGCCAGATGTGTCCCGTATGGATCCGGATCAAGAAGCCAGCTACCGAGAGGCAGTTCAGTCCTCTGGTTTGTCAGCCAACTTGTCGGCGACCAACGAGAAGCAAGCCTTGGTCAAGACCCTACGTGAGTCTGGTGCTTCGCCGTCTGCTATTCAGCGAGCCACGAAGCAGCTGGACATCATGCAAGGCATGGATGCACTGGCACCTGAAGATGCTGTAAAGGCGGAGAACCAGGTGACTGCGGTCAATGCTGAGTTGGATCGAATCCAGAAGCAGATGACCCGCAACTACGAGACCGAAGTTGCTCGTAACCCGTTCATCGAACCGAGCAAGACTCCGCTGGAAGACGTTACGAAGACGGTGGAGAAGCTGGGTAAAGCTGGCATGCCTGAATCGGAACGTCGTCTGGTTGCGGATACTCTGGTCGAATGGTCCACCAACGGTATGACTACCGATGGCGGTCAAAAGATCGTAGTTCCTTCCCAGTTGATCGCCGCTGCTGCTGCATCTACCGATGCCGATTCCTGGATCCGGAACGATGCGAAGAGTTACCTCAAGAACCTACAAAGTCTCTTGGGTAACAAGGGTATGGAGCAAATGGCCAAGGATGCAGATTCCGTGCGGTCGGACTTCCTCAAGGAGATGACCAAACTGGAAAATGACAAACTGGGTAATACCTATAGAGTAATCAACTCGGCAAAGGCCAAAAAGGGTGTTAGTATCAACCCCAATGACACCGTTGATCGATTGCTCAAAAGGAATTTCTGATGGCTGACTTTGATCTCGATTCTTTCCTGGATGCGAGATTGGACGCGGAGGCTGGTACTGCACCAGCCTTCGATCCTTCTGCATTCGCTGATTTTGGTAACACCTTCCCCATGAAGGGAACCCAAAAGCAGTTCAACATCTACGAGATGGCAGAACAGAAGCGCCGGAACATCGAAGAGTCCTTGGTAGGCAAGCTGGGCATCACTCCCGGTGCTACCGGTACTGGCCCAATCAACCTGGCTGCTTCCCTGGCTTCGGGTACTTCCCGTGTAGCCGGTCAACTGGTCAACCTGCCCCTGAACTTCGCTGCTCAGATGGGTCAAGCTGGTGTTTCCGAAGAAGCCATTCAGGCTTACAACCGGGAGATCACTGGTAACCCGCTGGAAGGTGACGATGCCATCCTGAACCAGATCGCTGCTGGTGAAGACGGTGTTCAGCAAACCATGCGTGATCGCCTGATTGGTGTTCAGGGTCTTCGTGACGCCGGTAAGGCAGTACAGGACTTCTTCGACATCTCTTCGATTGTCGATACCACTGACCGTGACGCCATGAGTCGCGACATTGCTGAGCGTACCCAACAGGGTGTAGCTCTGCTGCGTGAATCTGGTGACCAACTGGAACGTGGTCAGATCCTGGATGCTCTGCTGTCCGGTGCTGCTGGTGCAACTCAGACCGTAGCCGGTGCTGTTGCTGGTACTGCCACCAACCCCTCTGCTGTCACTGAGTACACCGTAGAGAACGCGCCTCAACTGGCAGCTGCTGCTGTGTCGGCACCTCTGGGTGTGGCCACCAACGTGGGCTACGCCGCTGATGAACTTCGTGAAGGCTATCGCGAATACGCTGAAGCCAACGATGGTCAACTGCCGGACCAAGAAGATCGCCTGAAGATGGGTGCCTTCGCTGCTTCCCTGGCAATGGCTGAACAAGTCGGCGACCTGAGCATGCTGCGGGGTATCCGTGGTGAGGCTGGTTTGCTCCGCTCGACTCTTTCCTCCAGTGCCCGTGAAGGTGTAACCGAAGGCTATCAAACCTACGGTGAAGCCCAGGTTCGACTGGACGATGCGAGCATCGAAGAGATCGTAGAAGGTGCAGCCATCGGTGCAGCTGTCGGTGGTTCCCTGAACATCGCTGGCCGTGCTGTACGTGGTGCATCCGGTGCCAAGTCCAAGGCTGAACAAGCCATCACTGACCGGGAAGCTGTAGCCACTGCCCGTGAGACTGGTGACATTGCTGACCTGACCAACATCGAGTCGGAGAACTACAACCCGGCTGGTGCGGTGAGTGTGCTGCATGAGCAAGTCCTGAAGAACGACACTCCCGAAGTGCGTGAATCTGTCATTGCCCAGGCTGACACCATCGAACAGGAACTGGCCAAGCAGATCTCGGATATCGAGAGTATCCAAGCTCTGGCCAGTGAAGAAGGTGTTGCTCGTCTGGTTGCTGCGCGTGAACAACGTGAAGCTCAGCTGGAACAAGCTACCCCGGAAGAGCGTACTCAACTGGAAGCTCAGATCGAGTCGATCCGTGGTCTGGAAGAAGAGGCTGCTGCCTACACTCCCGAACTTCGTGCCCAGGATGATGCAGAACTCAAGGATCTGAACCAGCGTCTGAAGGCTACTCGTGAAGCGATCCAACGTCTGCATACCGATGCTGCGCCTACTGCTCCCGAAGTAGAGGAACTGGTTGCTCAGGCTCCCACTTCCCCGGAAGCTGCTGAGCGTGTGATCACCCTGACCATGACCAACCCGGACAGTCTGAGTAACGAGCAGATTGCTTCCATGGTTTCGGACGAGTCCAACGGTCTGTCTCCGGAATACCGCACTGCACTCCGCAGCTTCGCTCAAGCCAAGGAAGCCATGGATGAACTGAAGAGTTTGTCCGGTGTGCGTACTGATATCGAAGTCGGTGGTGATGGCTTCAAGGGTATCCCTCAGTACCGCAATGCTGTGCGTATGGCCCTGTCCAACGGGAACATCGAAGCTGCTACCGCTCAGGTAGACCAGCTGCGTGCCTTCGCAGATACCCGCCTGTCCAAGTTCGCTGCAATCAGCGATGCCTTCGACAAGGTGCAGGGTACCCAGGACTTCATCAACATCATCCCGAACCAGGAAACTGGTGTGTGGGAAGTTGCTCCTGAAGGCATGACTCCCCGTCAGGTTCAGTCGGCCAAAGGGCTGCGTGTATTCGCCGGTTCTCAGAAGCTGCGTGATGCTGTAGCCATGGAAGCTACTGCCCTGGCACGTACTGCTGAATCCCTGCAAGCACTGATCAACGCCGGTCCTCTGACCAACGCTGTACAGGTTGCTCAAGAGCAAACCATTGCCCAGGAACAAGAAGTTGCTCCTGTAGCTGAAGAGGTGACCCCGGTAGCAGAGCCTACCGCTCAGGTATCCGAAGAGGCTGTTGCCCAGGAAGCTGAGTCGGTCCAGGCGGAACCTGTTCCCGAGGTCGAAACTGGTGAACTGACTGCAATCCGTGAGGGTGCAGAAGTTCGTGGTAAGCCGCTGGCAAGCCAGGACTATCAGGACACCAACCTTGTTGGTGCGTTCTTCCAGCAATCGCCGGCCAAGCAAGAAGGTGACACCAAGAAGCCGCTGGCTTCGGTGAAGGACTTCGCTACTGCTGTCCGTACTGGTTCTGCCAAGCTGGCTGAGTTCGCTGGTGTTGAGTCCTTCACTGGTCAGCAACAGTCTGCCCTGAAGAACTTCATGGGCTTCCAGCGTATGGCCAAGCCTCTGGTTGAAGCCAACCTGAAACAGTACGTCTCCAAGTCTGGCGATGCCAGCCGTTATCGTTTCCGGGACTATGCTCAGTTCCTGGTGAACGCTGATGGCTCTCTGGATGAGAACGTCAGCACTGCTATCGCCTACGCTGCCTACGATTGGATCAACGATGCAGCTTCCAACCTGGTGAACTCCGATGCAGGCATCAATGCCATCCTCGGTAAAGACGCCAGTGCCGAAGTATCTCCGGCTGCTTACGCTGCTCTGGCCACTGTTGGTGTTCGTCAGGCAACTGCTGCTGCTCAGCTGGGTGCCAAGGTACGTGAAGTCCTTGGTTTGGAAGTACTCCCCAATGCTCCTGTGAACGAGCAAGCCCGCCTTGAAGCATCTCTGGGTGAGCATGCTCTGCACCTGCTGGTGAAAAGTGGTGCTGCCAAGATCACCGCTATCAGCGATGCTCAGCTGAAGAACCTGATGGGTTTCCAGGAGAAGCCCAACGCGAAAGTCCAGCACTACTTCCTGACTCCGGTCAGCGAACGTGTGGACGGCAAGCTCCAGGCTGGTCCGCTGGCTCGCCGTGTGCGTGAAGCTACCATGGGAAGCCAGTCGATCCTGAACAAGCTGTTCGGTACGACTCCTGCCATGATCGAGCCGAGTTTCGAACCCATCGACTTCAAGCAGCGTAACGCCAAGCGTACTCAGCAGCCGATTAGTTCGGAGCAAGCACGCATCCTGGATAAGGCCGCGAAGCAAGCTCACACTCTGCGTCCTGAGATGTGGCAGGTATGGGGTAACCTCAGTCCTGAAGCTCTGGCCACCATTGCTGGTGCTGCCGATCTGGAAGGCACCAAGGTTCACAAAGCAAACCGTGCCGGTCTGCAAGCCAAGTCGGATGGTCTGGTTCGTCAGATTCAGAACTTCGGTGACTTCTTCAACCGAATCAACGAAGTGTCCGAACTGGGTACTGAACAGCCCCTGTACTTCGACCGCTCTGTGTGGAAACCTCAGCGTGTTGGTTTGACCAGCAACCTAATCAACCCACAGACCTCGAAGGTCCATCGTCACATGCTGAAGATGGAAGGCTGGGAATCCGAGGTCAAACTCGATTCGAAAGCTGACCTGGACAACTTCAAGCTTCGCGTACTGGAGTCCTTCGGTAAGAAGACTGAAGCCACCAACACCGACAAGGTACTGGCCAAGTACGATGCTACTGTGAACACCCCGACAATTCAGGGTGGTGTAGCTGCACTGGCTGAGATCCTCCGTGGTGATGCAAGCGATACGGTCGCCAACGAATCGGCGATCCTGGCTGCTGTTGCTGAAGCTGGTGAGAACTTCTTCAGCCTGGATGGTTTGGTAGCTCTGGCTCAAGAGAAGATCGCCCGTGAAGACGGTGCTGCTTCCTTCAAGACCACTCTGCTGGGTGAAGTGGACGGCGTGACCAACGGTCCGATGCTGTCGCTGCTCATGTCCGGTGCCAAGGGTTTCGAAACCCTGAACCAGGGTGGCTTCTTTAGCCAGACCGATGGTTTCCAGCAGTTCAACGACTTCCACGCTGAAGCCGGTAACCTGGACCTGTACGAAGGCACCATCAAAGCTGTCCTGGATATCCTGGGCAACAACCCGCTGCTGTCCGCTATCGAAGCCATCACTGGTGAACTGAGCACGGATGACGGCAACGTATCGTCCAAGGGCCGTAAGGTAATCAAGCAGCCCCTGACCGCAATGATGTTTGGTTCGAACACCAAGACTGCGGTAGACGGTATGGCTGATGGCTTCATCGAAACCATCTACAGCAAGATCGAAGACGCTGCCAATGCCAATGATCTGGACTCTCTGCGTAAGACCATCAATGCTGTAAACCAGCTGATGATCGGCACCAATGCACAGAAGTGGCCGACCGACATGGGCTTCGAAGCTGCCCTGGATACCACCTTTGATGCCCGTCAGGTAGCTGCTCTGAAGAACAGCTTCTACCAACTGCTGGGCAAGAAAGTGGAAGAGGCACTGAACGACACTTATGCTGAGTTCATCAGCCGTCGTGATGTCATCAACAAGACCGCCAACATGGCGTTCCAGATGTACGAAGCTGCCTTCCAAGCCAAGCGTGAGCAGATGCTGAAGACTGCTGACCTGCCTCGTGGCAAGGATGGCCAGCCGTACACCGACTTGACCCGTGAGCAAATCGAGCAGATCCGCAAGGAACTGAAGCCGATGGAACCGATCCTGCACACTGCTTTCTCGAAAGACAGTGGTGAACTGGATGCCGGTATGCTCATGGCCAAGACCCGTCGTGAACTCAACGACACTCCGCTGTACCGCAGTGAAGTTCACTTCGCTGAACCGCTGGAGTTCCTGGATAGCGACGGTCGCAAGCGTGCGGTCAACTCGATGAAAGCCAGTGGCATGACCACGGTCAACGAAGGTCCGGGTGTAGCTCCGTTCATCACGGCTACCCACGCACTGGACTCCTTCATCAGCCACAATGCCTTGGATGGTGCCAGCGTCCTGAACATCCACGATGCTCACGGTACTGGTTTGTCCGACATGGCAGAAGCTGGCCGCCGTCTGAACGAAGCTACCTTCAAGGCTATGCTGAGTTACTCGGCTGCAAGCGAGATGGTTGACACCTTCGAACGTACTCTGGCTGGCTTCAACAGCCTGATGGCTGATCCCGAAGCTGCTGCTGTCATGGCTCCCATGATGCAGAAGTACCTGGAAAGCCAGAAGGCTACTGTTGGTCAACAGCTGGAAGCGATCCGTCGTGTGGCTGAAGCCGCTGATACCGACAAGCTCACCATGCTGAGCGAGATGGCTGCCGTCGGCCAGTACGCTACCGAGGGTGGTAGCTACCTGGTAACCGATGCTGACCGCAAGGCTGCTCAGGATGCCCTGAAACAGGTAGGCAAGTTCAACGAGGAAGCCGAGATCTGGGCTGAGAACGTTGATGCCAATCTGGAAGTCATGGCTTCGGAAGCCAAGGCAGGTAAGGCCAAGCCTCTGTCTTCGGATTCCTTCCAGACTCTGGCTCCGGCTACCAGCCTGAACACCATGGACCGCGTTATCCGCGAATCCAATGGTCAGCTGCGGGAAGACCTCCAGCAGGTAGCTTCGGTCATGGAAAGCCAGAACATTCCTCTGGCTTCGGCCAAAGAAGTTCTGCCGGAAGACCGTGCAGCTGCTGTGGTGGCCACCATCAATGAAAGCACCCGTAGCCTGAAGTCGGTATGGGGTGAACTCGGTCAGGCTGTGACTCCTTCGGAGCAAGACCTCGTTGAGTTCCTGTCGAGCGAAGGTGTGACTGCACGCAACCTGTCCCAGTACCTGGAGCAACGTACCCAGGATGGCTTCACCAAGAAGCTACTGGCTGCCCTGAGCCGACTGACCCGTGAAGATCTGCCGGTGATTATGGTCACCCCCCAGACCGGTCCGGACGGTGCGCTGGGAGAAGGCGTGAGCAAAGCACGCGGTTGGTATGCAAGTAAGGGCAACTTCGACGCTATCTACGTCAAGTCCCCTGACTTCGTGGAGTCGGGTATCACTGAAGAGTTTCTGGTTCATGAACTGCTCCATACCGTTACTGGTCGGGTGATTCAACGTGAACTGGATGCCAAGGCCAAAGACCCGAGCCACAACACTGCTGCAAGCCGCATGGTTGACGAACTGGAAGAGATCCGTTCGAAGGCTCAGGACTTCCTGAATGCCAATGGAACTCTGTCTTCGAAGTACGCCAATGCTGTGCAGGACGTACACGAACTGGTTTCCTGGGGTATGACCAACAAGGGTTTCCAAGAGGAAGTTCTGAAGGGTCTGGAACTCCCGGCCAAGGGACGTGACAAGGGCTTCACTGCTGGTCTGCGTCGCTTCATCAGTGCCCTTACTGGTTTGGTCTTCCGTGGTGAGAACACCCCGTCGAATCAGAACGCCATGGGTCTGCTTATCAGCAACACCGCTGGTTTGTTCGTCGAAGCTCAAGCCATGATGGCCAAGAAGGACACCATGACTCTGCGTTACGAAGATGCCGTAGACAGCGTGAACCGCATGTCCACCAAGCAAATCTTCAATGCACTGGCTTCGAACCGGGACAGCAGTGTTGCTCACCAGAACCGTCTGGCTGATGCCCTGGACAACATTGTTGCGGCCCTGCATGGACCGATGGGTGCCCTGCGTACTCGCGTCATGGAAGGCCAGGCTCTGACCAACACCGATGTTGTGATCAAAGCCATGAACACCAACACCATGCCGTTTGCATCGGAAGCTCTGTCGTCCGCCTTCGTGGTCAGCGATCAAGAAGCCTTCGTGCTGGAGCAGGTAGAGGCCACCATCGACACCGCTCTGAACGGTAACGAGGGTCTGTTCATCCGTGGTTCTCTGGAGAACCTGTGGCGTGAGGCTCGCGATACCCTGTCGGCTCGTGACTTCCACCAGGGTGACTGGACTCAAGCCAGCCAGCAGGAGAAGGCCATTGCTCAGGAGAAGTACGATTTCCTGTTCAAGGTCCAGGCATCCACCGCTGGTAAGAACAGCTTCCTGGCTCGTTTTGCTGGCTTGGCCATCGGCAGCGAAGAAGTGTTCAATGCCCTGGGCTTCCGCTCGAAGAGCACTGAGCGTGCGCTTGCTGGTATGACCCTGAGCCAGAAGGTGATGGAACTGTTCCGTCGTCTGCTGACCCGTCTGGGTCGTCTGCACGACAATACCTCTCCAGGTGAACTGGCGAACAACCGCTTGGTTACCCTGCTGGATCGTCTGGTCGATATCGAGGCGAAGCGTCGTGGTCGGTTTGCCGAGCGCAAGCTGGGTGCCCTGGATCAAGTCGAACAAGCCATGGGTAACGTGGGTGAGTCCCTGCGGAACACCATAGAGCAAGCCTCGCAGAGCACCTTCTTCACGAACAACAACAGCCCGTTCATTCGTGTTGCTGGTTCGCTGATTGAGACGACCATGGCTGGTCGTGTGGATGGTGTGCTGGAAGGCATCAGCCGACTGCGTGACGATGCATTCCGCAAGCCTCGTGGCGTGCTCATGGGTGTACTGGACGAGATGCGTGGAGTCACCGATCTGATGACTGCTGCACACAGCCTGTTCAAGCAAGCCAAGTCCAACGAGATGGAGCGTAAGCAGCACATCGAGTACACCGTTGCCCAGGTGAATGCCTCCTTCAAGGATGGCGGTGAGTACCTGACCAACAAGGACAAGGCTGCACTGACCAAGGTATTCCTGCGGACCAACATGTCTGCTCTGTTGGATACCTATGGTTTCGACGGTCTGCGTCAACTGCTGAACAACGACAGTGAACTGCGTAAAGAGCGCAGCCAGCTGGAGACTCAGTTGCTTGGTTTGAAGAACGGTGCCTACTACCTTCGCTCGGTGAAGGATCTAGCCTACAACCGTGCTATCGGCGGTAACGTAAGCCCGAACCTGATGCTGAACACTCAGAACATTGCTGATCTGATTGGGACCAAGAAGGCTCTGTCGGTCAGCAAGTCTGAAGCCAAGGCTGCCAAGGAAGTAATGGATCTCCTGTTGCCGATGATCACCTTCGAGTACACCAGTCATGAAGACAAGGTTGCTGCTCGTGAGGTTCTGCGTACTGAAGCTGCACGCGGAAAGGACAACGGCGTAGAGATGATCCTGAAGCTGCACAAAGGTCTGCAAGATCGTTCGAAGTCCTTCCTGTTCGAAGGTACTGAGCGTCTGATGATCGATGGCTACACCCCTGACATCTTCGACAACAAGATCGAAGTGCTGGCAGTGGATGCAACCGATCTGGACTACTTCCTGAAGCGTGGTTACACCCGTGCAGG